CACCCCTACTATGCCCGTCATCCCCAAGGCCGTGGCTATCGCCATCTTCCGTGAGGGTGTGCAACACGGGGTAGAGGCCGCATGTACAGAGCTTGAAGGCAGCGAGGTTCGCGTCGAAGAAAGCGAATACGTCGGTGACTTTCACGTCACATTCGAGCGTCGAATTGACCTCGACGACGAGCTTGACCTTGACTGGATGCGTGGCAAGCTTGGGCGGTACGACGAAGGGTTCGTCACTGACGCACTCAGCAACCTGTGTGCCGCCGAGAAGTTCGAGTGCCGTATCCACGGAGTCGATGACCAAGCAAAATGAAAAAGAGATTCAGGGTAAGGTTTCACCTTGGGAAAGGTGTTAACTACAAGAAGTGGCAGGTTACAGACAGGCACAACGGAACACACAGAGAGTACTATGATCCCGAGAAAGTGGAGATTGTCATGTACAAAGCAAAGCTTGGCAATCAACCATCGACTGCTCGGAGAATCTTTGAGGGCTCAAACAAAACTGTTTGTGCTTGGGTGGACTGCGACATGGTAGACATCAACTACTTGAAATCCCCATCGTCAAATCTCACAGACACGGACGGGTTGACGCAATACAAGTACAACCCTCGTAAGAATCCCTACTGGTTTACAGACGACGACACGAATGTAGACAACCAAGAATTTTTGAAAATGACAACTAAAAACAAAACCATCTATGGCTAACGCACTCTTCAACCTAAACGCATACCGAAAGAACAACACATGGATGTTCGATGACGAAAGTCGAGACATCAGAGAAGAACCCTTCGTGGCAGGAGCTGACGTTGTATTTGACTTCATGAGCGGGTTTGCCATGGACCAATCCAAGGACACCTGCAACATCGTGTTCGGTGCTACACCTATCCCTGAGTATGACCTGCATGTCGCACTGAACAGGGGCGATGGGTACGATGGACACTTCTACAACGTAGAGTACTTCAAGCAATACCCACAAGGCAATGGCTTTGAGTTTTGGCTATGCCCTGCACTGCTGGCATTCTTTGACAAGGCCCCACAAAACATCTATGTAAAACGTCAAGCATGATACAACACATTCTCGAATGGCAACCCGACGACGACGTCGTTGAGCAAGACGAGGTAATACACGCGGCTAGAAGCATGGTGATGTCCGACCTAGAGATAATGGACACGCACTCTTTCCTTGACCGCAGGCCATCTCACATTGTGATGGACCTGATAGAAGCAATCACAGAGACGATGGAAGAACAGGTTGAGGAGATAGTCTGCATGAAGGACATGGAGGAGGACATGCTGCAGCTAGGCATCGAGCACGAGCAGAAGCCTGTCCCGTACTCCAAGGTGATCAAGGTGGTAAACGAAAACCATGTTCGAGGAGCACGCATCATCGCGCACTACCTATCCATATTCGAGTACATCAAAGACAGAGTGAATGGAAACGGGTAACAAAAGAATTGACTTCGTATCGCAGGCCATGAAGCTGTATCAAAAACGTATGCACTACAAGATTACAAACAGTAGGAAAAGACACAACGTTGAGCACAAGGCGGCACTAGCAAACGGAGTCAAGCCATTCGCTTCCGTCATGGTAATAGGCAAGGTGATGGGGATGGACCACAGCTCCATAGTGCACTACACAAAGCAGCACGAGAGCTATTTCAGGTGGTCACCAGAGTACAGGATGTACTTCTCGACTGCACTTCAATGTGCTGTTGAGGTTGCTGATGCGCTAGGACACGAACCAATGACACAAACATATATGACAGCAAGAACACAACTAAAAAACCTCAATGAAATCATCCGATGGGCCGAGGAAATCAAAGAAAAACTCATCAATGATTTGGACACAAGAGAACAGGAGCTGTATCTTCGCCATGCGAGATCAGAAGAGATCAAGTAATCAATTTTTAATTCATGTCTAATTACAAGTTCAAGACCACGAACATCCGTGGCAAAGCGTACGTTGAAGTCAACGAGCGCATCAAGTTCTTTCGTCAGGAAGACAAGTACAACCTTTGGGGTATCCGCACAGAGTTTCCTATGATTGACTCGGAGCAGTGCCTGTGCAAATGCACCATTGTGAACGATGAAGGGGACGTCATCGCTCAAGGCCATGCACACGAGGTGCGCGGTTCATCCAACATCAACAAGACAAGCTATGTCGAGAACTGTGAGACCTCCGCAGTCGGACGCGCCCTTGCTATGCTCGGGATTGGAATCGACACATCAATTGCATCAGCGAATGAGATGGAAGAAGCCATTGCCAAACAGCAGGAGATGGTAGACAATCCGCATGTGCAAAAGCTTTCTCAAGCTCTTGATGCACCTGTAGAGAACATCATGGACAAGGCTGTGGGGTACATCAAGACGCAGACAGACAAGCAGAAAGCATACGACAGCATCTTGAAGAAGTACGGGGATCAACTCACAGACAAGCAAAAGGCGGGTCTCAAGAAGTTTGTTCGTTGAGCAATTTGATAGACGGCAAGCCATTCAAGTCGCTGTTCAGTGACGAAGACTTACAGAAAATCTTTGGCAAAGACAACTACAAAACAATAGCCATACCAAGAAAAAAAGTTGTTGAAGTTGAAGAGGTTGAGGAGGAAGTTATTGAACCAGAGATTCAAGCTGTTCAGTGTAGCAGATGCTTGAAGATACAAAATGCTGATGTGTCTCAAACCATTGCTATTACCTGCAAGCACTGCGGTGAAACTGATGCAGCATACTTGGATGACTTTGTAGATACAACATTTTGGTGAAAGAAAATAAAGACGTAATCACCTGCAACAACAGGGGGTTGCTTGTTCCGAACAAGACTGGGGGAAACACAAAGAAGTTTATCCCTTGGAACTTGGTGCAGAAAACGAAAGTCGATAAAGGCATTTACAAGTGCAGTGCAGATGACGCCGAGTGCTGGCATGTCCGCAAGGAGGTGAACCACGAGAAGCTCGATAGAATCTACATGACTGAGCGAGATGCCCTGAAGGCTGTCGATATGTTGCTAATTAAAAACGGGCGGGAGCCCCAGTATATCCTGAAGAAAAAATGACAATGAGAGAACAATTACAGGATCGTGTGGGGAAGCCTCACCTGTCCTACTCGTCACTCAAGTATGCACTCGGAGACATGCGTCTCTGGGAGATGTACATGAAGGGCGAACTCAAGCGCGAATCCGAAGCTCTGTTCTTTGGGTCGCTGTATGACATGCTTCTATTTGAACCTGAAAAAGCCCATGACTTATATTTTCCTCTTGACGATAGCTTGGTTGTCGATGACATCGGTGGACGAAATCCTAGAGCCACGAAGAAGTACAAAGAATGGAAAGCTGAGCAAGCAGAGAAAGCTGAAGCCAAAGAGCTAGTGTCCATGGAGGACTGGCAGAAGGCGCACGAGATGATTCAGAGACTCAAGGACTGCGGGCTGTACGACAAGAGGTTCGCGGGAGGCAAGTATCAGGTTGAGTTCAACGTAGACCTTGATGGCGTGCCACTGAAAGGGTATCTTGATTGCCTTCAAGACGACAGCATCATTGACTCGAAGTCATCCCGATCCATTGAAAAGTTCAGGTATGACGTGCGGTCATTCAGCTATGACATTCAAGCGTATATCTACACAAAGGTCTTTGGCATAAAAGAGTTCTGGTGGTTGGTTCAGGAGAAGGCATACCCGTTCTATCCTGCGGACGTTAAGTGCTCAGAAGAAACCCTGTTTTCAGGGGAGATGAAATACCATCAGGCAGTAGAAAACATACAGACTTGGCTGAGAACCAATCAAAAAACTGAGAAGCATTATGCAGAATTTGTGGTGTAAACTCCGTAAGTTTGCCCTCATCGGCATAATCATCTATACCGTAGACCAATTTTTATTTAATCTATTTTACTAATGAGCGAAAAGCAATATGATTCAGTACTCGTAGGGTACGCCGAAGAGCCTCGTCACAATGATGACGGGCAGTTGATGTCTTGGAGTGTCCGATTTAAAGACACAGAGCTTCAGGAAATGATCCAGAAGTACGCAACCAAGCGCAACGAGCAAGGGCAGGGTGGCAACTTGTATGTCACCATGTTCATGTCCAAGAGCGGCAAGGCATGCTGCCGAGTGTTCGATCCAAACAGCCAAGCGGCAAAGGATAAGCGAGCAGCAAAGCAAGCAGCGGCAGCGACCGATGACCTCCCTTTCTAAGGGAGCCCCTATCTACTACATGACCGCTCGTGTCGCCTTCAAAAAACGCAAGGTCGTGCACGAGCGAGTCGTGTGGGTAGTGTCTGTGTTTCGCAACCCTAGCGACATCACAAGACACGATTACAAAACAATGCATCGCCTTGAGCAAGAGCTTTACGGCAAGAATGCAAAGTCAGACAAGCATATCATTATCAGGGAAGTACTTTCCACCAAAGTTGTGGGCACATCTAATCTCACGTTGAATGAACACAAGGAGCAAGATAAAAAGTAAGTGCAAGAAGATTGAGAACCTACTTCTCAACAAGAACGCACGCTATGGGGACGCGGCTCTTGAACCCCTGAACGTATTTTCTAAATGCAATGCTGTCACTAGCATAAAGGCTAGGATTGATGACAAGTTGAAGCGGATCATGAACGCGGGCTACATCGACGATACAGAGGATACTCTGCAAGATCTGGCTGGCTACCTGATCCTCCTTATGATCGCAAAAGACAATGAAAGTAACGATATTCAAAGACGTATTCGACAAGGAGAATCCACACCACCTCCACCTGACAACCGCACTACAACGCATTCAGAATGGAAAGTCGAGTACGAAGATTGACAGCATAAGGTCAGGCAACAAAGACAAAAAGAAAGAGCTCCCCGTTGTTTGTTTCAGCGGGGAGTTTTCGTCTAGAAACGACGACGCTCTGTTTGAGCACTCGGGATTGATTGTGTTGGACTTTGACCACGTTGATGTAGACTCCACCAAAAGGTCTTTGGCTACAGACGACTACGTTTACTCATGCTGGACCTCGCCTAGTGGAACTGGTGTCAAGGCGCTGGTGAAGATTACCAATCCAGAACGGCACAGGGATCACTTCAGGGCACTGGTCAAATACTTTGACAGGACCCATGGGCTAGAGCTAGACGAGTCAGGGATCAACGAGTCGAGAGCTTGCTTTGAGTCACACGACCCAGACATCATCATCAAGGATGATTGCAAAAAGTTTGGCCACTTCACAACAGAGATGGCTGAAGCTCAGGTCCCCTCCAACGAGAGCTACAAGTACACCGACTACATGAAGCTCAACCTAGCCGCTCGCATGATCCGCAACGCGGAGGATGGGGAGAAGCACAGCATGCTGGTCAAGGCATCAAGGCTGTGCGGCGGGTACATAGCTGCTGGTAGGATGGAACAGGACGAGGCTGTCCGCGTTTTGTTCAGGGAGATATGCAAAAGGGATATCGAGTCTGAGGAGCATGCCATGAAAACGATCATGGATGGGGTAGAGAACGGGAAGGGGATGCCCATCAAAGATTTGATTGACAATGAGAAGTCGGCTCAACGGGAACTCAGGCTCAACGACGGAGACATGTCTTTCATATCCTCGGGTGACGAAGACTTCCGATGGATTGATGATTACTCTAAAGGAAAGGTTGAGATAGGCTTGGACACAGGAGAGCCTTTGTTTGATAAGCACTTCAGGTACAAGAAGGAGTTTGTGATTGTCAACGGACACTCAAATGTTGGCAAGACCACAACGATGCTGTATCTCATCACGAACTCTGCGATCAGACATGGGTGGCGGTGGGTGCTGTACTCGTCTGAAAACAAGACAGCCACAATCAAGATGACAATCATGCAGTTCTTGTTGGACAAGCCTGTGTCCAGCATGACATATGGGGAAAGAAAGAAATCATACAGCTGGGTGCAGGATCACTTCACCGTCATCAACAACAATCAGGTCTACAGCTACAGCGATTTGATTGTGTTCATGGAGAAGATCATGAGGCAGCAGGAGGTTGACGCCATGTTCATAGACCCATACAACAGCCTGAAGCTGGACATGGGGGGCAAAGGAGTTTCGTCTCATGAGTATCACTATGAGGCAGCGTCAGAGCTTTTGACGTTCAGCAAGGCGCATGATGTGGCAGTGTGGCTCAACATGCACGCCGTGACAGAAGCGCAGCGACGCAAAGGAGATGATGGATTGCCCGTGGCCCCATACGCGGAGGACACAGAGGGTGGGGGAAAGTTTGTGAACAGGGCAGATTGCTTCATCACTATTCATCGAAAGGTTCAAGCAATGGACCCTAACATACGCAGGATGAGTGAATTGCATATAAGAAAAGTCCGAGAGGTAGAGACGGGAGGGTCGCCAACACCGCTGGAAGACCCGTACTATCTTGTCATGAATTTGTCACACACAGGCTTCAACACAAGGATTGGAAAGAGCGCGTTCTTCAACACGTTTGTTTTTGAGGAGGCTGTGCAGATGCCGATCAATGACGACTTCCTTTCCACACTGCCTTGATTTCTAAAACTTCCTTTGATACCTTCGATAGATGAAGAGACAGAGGAAGACAACAAAAAAGAGGTCCAGCGCTCGTAAGAAGCAGCTGGGCCGATATGCTTCTTCTCTTGAAAAGTATTGTGCGGATCAACTCAAGCAATACGGGCTAGCTTTTGACTATGAGGAACATCAGTACGTGCTGATGGACAAGTTCAGGTTCAAAAACAAGTACTTCAAGATGACCGCTAAGGGCAAAGAGATGGCAGACAGGTCCAACTCTTTGATTCGTCCGATTACATACAAGCCAGACTTTGTAGGTAGGGATCACGATTGGATTATCGAGACCAAAGGATACCTCCCATCACACCATGACTTTCCAATGAGATGGAAACTTTTCATGCAACACCTGATGGGAACAGATTCAAAAACCATTATATTCCTCGCGAAGAATAGTGGTCAGGTCGATCAAGCCATTCAAGAAATCCTTACGTCAATAAAGAATGGAGAGATCTAAGCAAAGTCTTAGTGAGTACTACAGCATAGGTTGCTTGAGGGTGCATGCATTGATAAACGAAATGTATGAGTCCCTGCACAATGCTGATGGAGAACCCATCTCTAATTACGACGAGGTTTTGGACAAGCTAATGTCCTTGAGAAAAGAAATGTTTGAAGAATTAGATCTAATCAAAAGCATATGCAGAGAGTTCAATGAAATACCACGAGGTCGAGATAACTGAAGACATGATTCGCAGAGCCGAGTCAAACACAAAGACACACGGAAACAACGGGTGGACAATTGACGAGAGCGAAGAGAGTAGGTTTGCTGGGTACCTAGGGGAGGAGATGGCGGAGAAGTTTTTGAGTGGGTTGACAAGGGAGAACTGCAAGGACTACGATTTTGTTAGGTGGAAGGGACAAACTGGTAGCTACACCATTGACGTCAAGACCAAGAGAAGAGGCAAGAGGATATACCCCCGAGACAAGTACAGCGTCCACATAAATGAAAGCGGAAGTCACCAGCAGTGTGATACCTACGTGTTCGCGCAGGTAAACCTCACCGACACAGGGTGGAGGGGTTGGATCATTGGATGGATGGACAAGAAAGAATACTGGGATACAGCACGAGTGGTCAAGAAAGGGGAGGTTGAAGAGGATGATAAGTGGCCAGAGCACTCAGACTGCAGGAAGCTGTACTTTAGGGATCTAAATCACTACTAACTTTACCCCATAATAATCATTATACGGCATTGGCTTGCAGCTACTTAAGTGCATGCATAGTTTAGTGTTGATGAAGATTATCAAAACAGTATTGGCTATTTTGTTTTTGACTGGGTGTGGTGCAACTCCTAAAAAGGTTTTTGTACACCCTGAAAAATTCAATCTTGACTTGATCGTGCCAACGGTTTGGGATGGGGCTTACCCTGTGTCTTATTTTGAGCGCGAGATGGTGCTCAACACGTCATACTATGACTACATGGGGACTAAGTACACCCTAGTAAGCACCGACAACCCAGATGTATTTGTTATTAGGGTAAGGGTTGATAGGCCGTAACTTTTTTCAACAGCTCCACGTATTGTAAGTCCAATGTGGTCAACTTACATAATGGATTTGCTGTTGCTGCTTCAGGCTTATGGTTCATCTCCCGATCCCGAGGATGATGCGTATGCGCTGGACTTCAACGGGAACGGGGTTATTGACATGGTTGACTTTTTAGAAATGCTGTCTCGACAGCCACCAATAGTCTAGCCATGAGCAATTTTAAACCCGATAGGCAGTACCATCAAGTTGTAAAAGCCGTAGTGTCCAAGGACTTTCGGTTTGTGCACATTGATGCGGGGATTGGGGAAAACGGACTGCAACGTGTGATGACTGAGACCACTGAGGACGAAGTCTTGCACTGCTACCTCTACCCAATCATCGACAAGTTGGTGCGCGAAGAGTTTCACGACCTCAAAGACACGGCCCTCACAATTAAGGTGACGTGGGTTTAAAAGTCGTTCAACATGATGTCGTCAACGGCTCCTTGAACGTCGTCAATAGTCGCTTCCAATGTCATCATGATGTTCGCCTGAAACCTCTCCTGTTCCTCTCCCTCATTGAAAACAACAATCGTCGGGACGACAACAATCTTGTGCTTCTTCTGAAGGTCTGGAGCAGTAGCGATGTCCACACGGGCAGTCTCGCAGTCGTTTAGCTTTTCGATCCATGGTACGCTGTTCTGTGAGTTGAAGCTAGCGTTGAACTCAACAACACAGATTCCCGATCCACATAGTTCAATATTATCTGCAGGCGTTACAGAAACCGCCGCCAATAAGAATGCAAAGAATACACATAGGGCTGATAGGATTTTCATTTGTCATTTTAGTTGGTCTATTTTTTCTTCAATGCGTTTAATGTCTTGCTTGATTTCAGTCACGTCTTCCTGAGTGGTCATAATAGTTTGGCGCACTAGCTGGTCCTTCATGTCGAACTCCATGCGCGTAATCTCTGGGTCAGGAGGGACAGGAAGTTCCTTTGCTTCTGCAATGTCTGCCTGCAAGGCAAACCACATGGCTACGATTGTCCCTATGCCTGCTGCCGCCATACCTATTGTCTTAAGGTCTAACGTTACTTTAGTGTCTTCTCCGATTTGTTGTGCCATTACAGTAGTATGTAGTTGAGTCCCACAGAGAAGTCGTGCCACTCCCTGTTCCAATATCTGTTGTACTTGCCTTCAGCGAATACGCCAAGGCTCTTGGTAATCTTAGTCCCGAACACCAATCCGAAGCCAAGGTCCACCCACTGGCTGCTGTTCACAAAGTTGTGATACGAATACTCATCACCTGTGTCGAGGTGGTAGGGCATCACGTTGCCCCACGAGTGCAACCAAAAATCTTTTTCATAGTGGTAAAAGTCGAACCCCACCACGGCTGAGTACAGCCACTGGCTTTCAAGCTCAGATCTTTTCTCAGCAACGTAATCGTCAAGGACCTGTGGGATTACTACCTGCTCCCATACTGCCTGATCGTTGGCAACGATCTCCCCACTAGGAGAAAAGAACTCCCCTGTGTTTACATCAACGCTGTACCCCTGTTCCAAAGCCAAGGCGGTGTAGTGTATCTGGTTGTTGTCCAGAAGCCATTGTTGCAGCGGGTCGTAGCCGTAGGGCTCAGATATTCTTTGCACAACCCCTGCATTCAGGGACAGCTTCTTGCCGATCTTCAATCTTCCCCGCTCTGAAGCCTCGAAGTATCTAACATCAGCAAAGCCGTCTTGCAGGTATTCTACCTTTGCTACCCAGTCGTCAGCCACATATCTAGCAAAGTAATCTTGATCGAGAAAGTTTTTTCCCTGCTGCCTGCGCCAGTCAGCCTCAGCAAGGAACTCAAACCCATCGTACTTGCCCACCGTAGCAGCATCCCCGTATGTCTTTTCTGTGCCGTCGTAAAAGATGTTGGCTCTGTTCTCGTACCCAAACCTTGCAATCTTTCTGACCCCAAGCGTCAGGGAGTAATCAAAAGGCGTTTCGACAATGTCTGTTGTAAGAGGCCCTGTAGCTACGGAGAACACGTCCTGATCTGACACAGAGTTACCTCCGTTTACAGCTGCGTAGAAGGTAGCTCTTCTCAGCACATTTCTGTAGAAGTCGCTTTGCCCAAGCAAAAGCAAGGGCAAAAAAAACAAAACGGTTGAAATAAAGTACTTCATGCCTTCGATGAAAGTCTAGTTCTAACTATGTAGTTTCCGTCTTGATCCATGGTTGTTTTTGAGCCAAGTTGCATTTCTTCTTTGGAGGCTTTGCTCGACCACATCTTTTCTGCAGCCTGACGACTTTTGCTCTTACCCATAGCGCCCTCGTATGGAGTGCTGTAATCTACAGGGTCTTTTTTCTTTTTTCTTTTGATGGGTCTCATTGTCTCACGATTGTTTCTTTCTTGATTCTACCCTTGTAGTTCGCCATGATTACATACGGTCCAGAAACTGGCAGCTCAACAGTGTTCCGTGTCGTGGTCTGAATAACTCTTCCCCTTGCATCAAACAAGGTGATTACGGTCCCGATCGGTGCCTGAATATTCACCAAGCCTCGTGTTGGGTTTGGAAAGAAATGAAGTAGTGATCTTACTGCTACATCCACTGATGTCACACCTGCCCCACAGTAGTCATACATTTCCTCGCACACCGCATCCCATGCTGTCTCACAGCAGTAGGGGTCTACCTCGATTACCCATGAGTAGCAGTAATCGTTGGCCCAGTATGGCTCTCCAGCCCCAGTTATGCAGCCAGCATCATACAAGCAATCGTCATTGTTTGGAACGTTTGCCTCAACATTGTAGTTGTAAGCGTCAAGATCCATGCAGCCAGAAACAGAAGCGATGCAAGAGCCATCGAGCTCTGTGTTTGCATCTTCGTCGTAGTTGATGGCCTCGGGGTCCATGCATCCATAGATGTACGGGATGCAGCTGTTGTTTTCTGTGTTGGCCTCCTCGTTGTAGTTAAACATGGTGGGGTCGGTGCAACCAAACACCACAGGTTCGCAATCTCCTGCGTCGGTAGCTGATTCATCGTAGTTGTAAGCTGTCGGGTCTTGGCACCCAATCACCTCGAGCTCATCACACACGCCATCTCCGTCAGCGTCATTGATGCATTCGTTGTCACACCCGTAGTATTCAATAGGGAAGGTGCAGTCCCCATCTACATTTGCGTCAGCGTCGTAGTTACAAGCGAAACTAAGCGTACACCCTACAACAGCATCCTCACAAAAGTCTGCACACACAGGCGTGCCCTTGTACTTGAATGGAAACTTTTTAATTGCATCTGACCATGGGTTGGTTCCACCCTCCATGAACACACCGTTGGGTCCATCAAAGTAGAACCCGCACTGAGAGGCGGTTGTCTCTGCGTTGCCTTGAGTAAAAAACATGACCCTTGTCATCTCCTCAGAGTACAGTGGGATCTGAATTTCTTTTTCGAATCCATCGTTCGGGTGCATAGTGAACGGACCGAATATTTCGTCACCCTGCTGAACCCCTATCCAGCTACCAAACCAACCATCACCTGCTCCATCTGTGAGCGTAAGAGTAAACTCACAGTTGTCTTCTGTCTCAAGCGTGTTTGCGTACTCGCTGAAGTTAATGGCATCAGGATCTGTGCACCCTAAGATTACTTCTGTTTGACAGCTACCATCATCAATGATAGCGCTGGGGTCGTACTCTGTAAACCATGAGTCTGTGCATCCTTGAGGGATCGGAGGAAAGCATGGTTCAATAGTGATAGTATCACTTGATATCGCTTCATATTGTGTCTGACCTCCTACGTAATACAGCGTATCTCCACACAGCGTAGTTACTGACAGGTTCCCGTCAACCCCGCCATAGCAACTGCCGCACATCCCGTCCCCAAAGCTGTCGTAGACATTGATCACAAAATCTGAGCCCACAGGTAGGCACACAGCGTCTATGTCTGGAACACCTACGATCGAATAATCTGAACCCTCTGCCGCAATGGTGCTATCTGGCAGGGTCATCAGTTCCCAGCTAATTTCGGCAGCGTATGTATCAGGGGTAACGGTAACTAAGATGTTGTTGTTGCCCAGCTCACATTGCACTGGCGGAAAATTACACGGGGCTGGGGCAGTAGCCCATGGATGATAGTTCAAGGCACCCATCTGCATGCATCCAAAGATTGGAGGTGGGCATGCCAACACCTCAAACGGAATGGTTTGCTCTGATGTTCCGAAGTCGTATACCGTAGTGTCTAGAGCACAGGTGTTGATAGAGAACCACCCCTCTCCAAAACCACAGCAAATTCCATCACCGAAAGAGTCATAGATGGTAAAGGTGTAATCGCCCAATGGCAAAGGCAGGAATGCCTCTACATATGGATACTCCCCCTGCAGTGGAGCAGAGCCTGCAACTATGGCGTTGCTAGTGTCTCGCACCAACCACGTAGTCTCATTCCCGTATGCGTCCCCTTGTATGGCAATAGACACCCATCCCTGCTGAGCTACAGCAAACGTTGGAATCAAAAAAATAATCAGAGCTCTATACATCATCTTGCTATGCCAAACGATTTGTTGTTTTTCTTTTTGATTGCCATACGTCCACCCCTTCTGTAGTCCTCAAGTTTTTTAAGATATGGGTGAGGCATAAGCACATCCTTGCTTGCATTGTCCCACTTTGCTGGAGGCAATCCGTAATCCTTGAGAGCGGCGTTGATTGCACCCTTGTGTTTCTCCCACAGCTGCTGCTTCAATACCTCGGGTCGAACTGAAATTCCCTCGTACACATTGACCTTTGTTGTTTCAAACAACTGCATAGCGTCCTTCTTTGGAATATTGAGCATCTTGGGGAGAGATGTGTAGTTCTCACCCATAGCGTTGAGAGGCTTGTACGATACACCCGAGGGCACCCTAGCACTTTTGGCCAGCTCTGCCTTCCCTCTCTTGAGGCCAGACATCACAAACGGATAGGAGTCGGCACTCAAACTTCCACCCGCTTCAATAATCTTTCCGTTGGGAACTGAGTTCAACAGCTTACGCATCAGTCTCAAGGCTGTTGTTGCTGGCGCGTCTGAAGGCACTTTGATGTTAAATGCATAGTCCGCATAAGACCTTTTGCCATCAAGGTCCATTCTGTTTTTGTTTGATACGATATCAGCGGATGCTGCAATATCTGGCTGCCTACCTACTGCTCTTTTGTATTCAGCAACAGAGTCATAAGTAATCCCGCTGCTTTTGTCTTTCAAGTCGTAGCCTGTATACTCCATCCTGCCCATGCCGACATCGGCGTCAAGAGTAAACTCTAGGGGTCTGTCCCCTCCAGTTCTAAACACCTTGTCTGGGAACTTAACTCCCTCCATGTCAGCTGCTATTTTACCTGCAGATTCCTCGAGGGCTTGAGATGCTTTTCTAATTTGGTCTGCCAGCTTAGGTTGATCAAGGTCCAGCCCCATAGCCAGCTCCTCAAAGTCGTCAAAAAAATCAGATTTCTGTAACGGGTCTAGTTGAGCCACACGCTCAGCAGCTTGACTCTGAGAAAAGAAAAGATTCTCAATGTCAAACGGATCATTTAAGCCGCTACCAACAGGTGCGTCAGGGACCTCAGATAAATCCATCAACACGTCATCTGCGATCTCAGAAAAGTCAGCGCTCCTAAAAACCATAGGAACATTTTCTCTTAGAAAACGAATCGACCGCGCAGGAATTGGCGTAAATGAAAGCGCAGCTGTTCCTAAAGCAGATCCATATCTTCCAGCACCCAAGGCCCTTTCCACCTCGGCGGCGTCACCCAGCCCCGTAAACATCATGGGGAGGTCCATTGGCCTCTCCCCAAAAGCGTCTAGCTCAGCAGCTGTTGGCCTCCTGAAGTCACCAGAAACAGCCATCCTGTTCAAAGCCCCGAGGGTTTGAGTTGGGGCTGACACCATCTGAAGAAGTGAAGCTGGGTCCTCGTAGTCTACGCTGCGCTGACTAATTGTTGGACGTGGTCGAACTGCGGGGCTGTCAGCATCAAGAAGCCGAGCTCTAGTAGGTGGCGCAATGTTTCTTTTTGTGGATTCAGCGGGGGCTGAAGAAGCAGCGCGTTGAGGAACGCGGCGACTCTCTAGCATTTTAAGCAATGACTCTACATCGCCCCCGTTTTGCATGCGCCTTACTCTCATTTCTTTGCTTTCTCGATGGTTCTACCAGCGAAATACGCACCAAATGCAGTGAGCATAAGGATCTGTAACAAATCTACGTAAGAATCTTTTACGTTAAATGCCCAGTTGTCCATGCTGTCGGCCACCATCGTCACCATAAACATGCTCATCAATGCAATCAAAGTGATAGGTCTGATCAGCTTAGCAAGCTTTACATCGCTACCCATATCTGCTTGCCATCTGGAGGTGACGTTGTTCTGAAACTGAATCTCTGCATCTACCGCAGCTGTGCCTTCGGCGGTGTCTACGTCAGGGTCTTTTTCAATCAAGTTCTTGACAATGCCTAGCCCACCCTGATCAGGAAGCAAGTCCCCTACAACACTAAGTACGTTAGGTGCTTTGGACTTAAGCCACTTGCCAAGACCTGTGTCTTTGATTTTCTTTTTCTGCTCCATTACTGTTCTGTTTTTGCAACGTATTGTCTAAATGCTTTGTTGAACATCTTCATGTTTCTGTTGATCAACCCCTCAAGTCTTTCAATTTCCTTTTTGTTTTCGCTTGCATAAGCTTTGTCGAGCTGCTCCTCTAGGTCTTTGATTCCTTTCTTTGATTTCTTCATTGTAGTCTCCAATACTCCGATGCCTCTGAACCTACCCTCGCCCTTGAATCGCTCTCTAATCTCATCGTTCTTAAACTCTTTGACTCTTTTTTCTGCAATCTCTAGGTTGTCAGCATAGTCAAAATAGTCCGTAAGCTGTGCATAATTTTCTTTACTGTAGAACTTAGACAGAACGGGGAACCTGCCGATATCAGGAACCTCTCCTTCGATAACAGACGCCACGGTTTCACCTGTTTTTACAGCCGCCTGACCTATACCCCCAGCGTAAGACTCCAACAGGTAGGTAAGAATGTCTGGGTTGACGTCGATAGAATAAAACTCATCACCACCTGCAATCTCTGTTCCCCCAGTCATCTTGTTCAACCCTTGGAAAAAGTCTTTGGCAAACTCGGGAGAGTCAAAGCCTTGCTCTGAGTCAGCCTTTCCCTCAAAGTCAAAGTATATTCTGTTGCTTTGCCAGTCTTCATTAACCATAAGGTCTACGATTGGCATTGCCAAAGATGGTGTAAATGTTTTACCAGCTTTGATAAGAGCGTTATCTGAACTACCGAACGTTACAGGGGAGAACGCACTAAGGGTGGCATCAGCCATCTCAAATGTGGCCTCTCCAGCTGTGCGGCCACCGCGAGACACACTGCTGACTTGTTCCCCTACGTTGTGAAACAGCCCATACCCGTACGCAAGAGGAATCTTGACGTAGTCCTTGCCATTTGACCTCATAATAATGATGTTCCGAGCTCTTTCGTATGGAGAAATTTTGTCGTAGAACAACACTCCATCTTCGTCCTCACCAGATACAGACCTGTTGTATTCTGTAATCATGGCTCCAGTCAAAGCCATCCCTGTTCCTACAGCTCTTCCGCTTTTTGAGTTCATGGTTTTTACCAGCCTCTTACTACTTTGCATAGAGGCGTTAAAGAACATGTATGTTGAGTTCAGCGCTGTCCCCCACTCACCTGACCTATTGAAGTTTACGGTCACCTCCTTCGACATAAACGCAGCCCTATCACGAGCGATCCCCATCTTCCTAGCGTTCACATAGGTAGAGAGTCTAATGCTGTTTTCAAAAGCGTCAGACATTGTGGTCAGCATCTCTAGTCCATTCTTCCCCATCCAAGCCAAACCCCTTTTGCCTTTCTCTGAATCAGCAGCTTGATCCAACTCCTTTGCCAACGCTTCAATGTTCGGGGCATAGCCCCATCCAGTAACGCCACCATCTTCTTCAAACTCTTGTAAGAATTTAAAGTACTCTGGGTCATTGGCCTTAATCTTTTCTCTAACGGAAGGAACCATAGAGCCAAGCATATACCTAAGGTTCTTGGTGCTCTCCTTCATGGTTTTAGCCACAAGCTCACGCCCCTCTTTAGTCGTTAGGTCTGCATCAGCAGCAAGGTTTGCAAACCCAGCCTGTATATCCCTAACGAAGTTGGGCATAAAGAACTCAGGGTTCAAAGAGGTAAATGTTTTGCTTCTCAGCCTATTCGCTGCAGAAAAAAACTGCATAAAAGCACCCATCTTTTGAGGGCTGAAGTCTTGAAGAAGGGCTGCATGCTGTGCATACTTTTCTCCAAAGACAACATACTTTGTCTCTCCATCAATGCGTACACCTACTGCACGCTTCTTCTGGCTCGGCTTCAGTTTACCAAACTGCTCCTGATCCATCGTAGAGTAGACCTCTTCGTTGGGGTTGGCGTTTGCAAAATCGTAAACGGTACGACCCACCTTGTTCTTTTCAGCACGCATATGAGTCATTGCGTTCTGATTCAGGGCCGCTGTTGACATGTCAGAAGCTTCTGTGATACGACCCTCCGCCCTGACAATGCCACTGCCCCTTACGTCAAAAGCGTTGGGTGCAGACAAGTCTGCCTGCTTAAGAGCTTTTTCTGGGTCTAGCTCAGCAAACCCACGAAGAGGAGTGTAGAACTCATACTGACTTTCAAACAAATCAACAGTCTCTTCGGACTCAAGGCCAGCTTCTCTTAAGGTTTTTCTGGTATCTGCCACAACCTCGTCGTGCAACTTGGCTGCAGCCTCATATCCAGCACGCTCCTCTGGGGTAAGACCATCCATATATGCCTGAGCGTCAGCATCTGACATACCGCTACCTCTGTTCTCTTCGATGTAGCCTTCAAGAGTTTTGATTTCTTTCTCTTCTTTTGGGGTGATGTTTCTTTTCTCGTCCTTGGCTTCGTCTTGGATCTGCTTGATTCTGTCTTTGTAACGCTGAGTCATTACCCTGTTTCTTTCGGGTGCGTGACGTGCATACAAGAACCTGTCCAACCCCTTTCTGGCAGTGGCTGGGTCAAGACCTGCGTCCTTCAACGCTGTCCCCATAGACTGGGCTACGTTGATAACGTTCTTCATTCTGTTCGCTGTGCGAGAGGAGAACATGCTAAATGCCGCATCCATATCTGTCTCTCTGGAAACTCTCTCTCCGCGTGCTTCTTGAGCAGACCTTTGAAGCGCAACCAAGGGGTCAAGGGTGTCGATAACCTTTCTTCTAAAAAAGTCTTTTGCTTGCTGTATTTTGTTTGGTTTCTTAGATGGCAAAGGCACTACCTTTTCGCCTTTCTTTATCTGCTCATAGCGCCTCTGGATAAGATCTGCAGTAGCCTGATCGTCCTTTACTTCAATGTTTGCGTTTTCAAACTCCTCTGCTGTCATCACGCTGACGATATCAAGGAGGTCTTGCTTCTGCACCCTTTGACCATTTGCAGTGTACACAGCCCTTGAGTTGAGCTGGTTAATGACACTTGCATTCTGATTGTCAATCCCGCGATTGTGAAGGTCTTGTACCCCTCTGTACGTCATAGTTATAGGGGTGGCAAATGCACCCCCCACACCCTCTTGGAACAACGCCTCTGCCGTAGCTGGCTCACCGACAGCCTCGCTAGCAGCAGCCTCACCGAGCATGCTGCCCTCAGCCTCGGTAAAACCAACAGCAAGAAACTCTCTTGTTTTTGGCATCCATCCACCCTGAAGAGCCTTCCCCATTTCTCTCGATACCCCAGCCCCAGCCTTGAATGTAACTCCATCTACAAAGCCTATGACCAACCCATATTTGCCAGCATCTTTTCTCAGTGTGTTTCTAAAGGTGTCATCGTCAAGCGCATCGAGAATGGCTTCTGCATTGAAATCTTCTCCAACACGCTGTTTGAGCTCGTCAACAAGGAACTGAGTGGCAGCAGTAACTCCAGAAAGTGTAGCCATAGAAACAGGAAGGGTGGCTACGCCAGCCGCACCTACACCTGCCGCTCCCAATGGAGCACCAGCAAGCATACCACCAGCCTGAACGGCAGCAGCCTTTTCAATACCCTCTTCATTAAGCTGAGTAGAAAGGCTTTCAAGAGCCCACTGGCCCGCTATATTCCTCAGGTCTCCTTTGTGCTCCCAGATCGTTTTAAATAGCCCGTACATGCCGTGACCGTTCTCTTGAATGGACTTGTTCCAAGCCATGAGCTCATCGGAGATTCCATTTTCTTCGCGAAAGTTCTCATACCTTCTGACCTCGGCAGCTAAAGCCTCGGCGGCTTCTCTGTAATCTTCTTTGTTGAAGTCCTCGCCCGTCATCTCCCCGTAAGTAGGGATGAGCATGTCCATAGCGGGAGCGGCTTGGCCGCGAGCCTGAGCCCCTGTAGACCAAGCGCGCGCCCAGTCGTCAATGTCATTTCCAATCCAAGGGATGGCCCTTACAAAGTCTCCAATACTGCCCTCGATAAACGGCTTTTCAGATGAGAGCTCTTCAAACGAGTATCCCTCAGGAGTTACTCTTGTTCTGGTGGCGGGAGAATCCGAACCTCCACTCGGCATCCCCGAAACTGCAGTAGATTCCGCAAAAGCCGCCTCCGAGGTTTGCTCCAAGGGAGAAGGCGCTTCGGTTTGATCTTTTTTTTTTTGAGGGAAAAGGTCTGGAAAAGCACTGTTTGCCTCTGTGTAGTCATATACATCAGAGCCTTGGTTCATCTCCTCTACTTTAGAGACATATCCCTTGAGCATTTCTACATCATATCCCTCAAACTCAGGGAACTTAGGCATGATGACATCGTAGTCATACCCATACTTTTGTGCGCTAGCAACAAAGTCCTTAAGCAGTTGTTCCTGATCTTCCATGGTTATCTAGGGCTTCCTCCTGTTGGTGATTCAGTTCTTTCTCTAACCTTTACAGCGTCCCAGCCCTGAATGAGGTTAGAGATCTCTACACCTGTAAGGCCAGTTTCAGTTCTAAGCTCCTGAAGGATTTGGTCTATCGCCGTTTTCTGAGACTCAATGTTGTTGTCGAGAACTGTGAATGGATACGCTTTGTTCTTATATGAGAAGTCTCTCAAGACAATACCCCCTTGAGGATACCCCTCTTGAGGCCCAAAGGCTACGACTTTTCTGACGTTTTCTAGCTTAATCACCTGATCTTCAGAGCCCTCGATGGCGCCGCCGTATTCAGGATCTGTCATTCCAAAGATTGGATTGAGGAAATTGGTGATAGTCATAGGCTTGGTAAGCGTGTAAGCCTGACCATTTCCTTTAAGTTCTCCAACCCTGCCAGCAAATCTATCTACAGCTACATCCTGTCCAGCAGCAGGGTCGTCAACAGCTACAACCAAGCCGCCAAGAGGAATCTGTTCCCTCCGCATCGAGTTGAGGTACACCTCTTGATTTCTTTGACCTGCTGTTTGAGTTTCTTCCTCTTGCTCTTTTGCGTATTTAGAAGATTCAACCATGATGTCGATGGTTTTATTTAAAAACTCATCTACCTGCTTGCCCATGGTCGTTTTTTCACCAGTGCTAACATCAAAAAAGATGGGGTCTCTCATGTTGCCTGCAGCAAAAGGGGTCATGACATCAGGGTTTTGCTGCATGTCATTAGTAAAGTAGGTGAATGCAGTATATGCACGCATATCTTTACCATCTAGGCTGTTCCCCAGCACAACATCAGTAGAGCGCTCTCTGGCCGTGGCTTCTGACCAATCAAAACCACTTGTCTCCATTCCTGCTCGGACATTGTTTACCCCTACCGAACTTGGCTCTTGCCTAAATCCAATGACTGTGGGGACATCAGCGAGAGATGGGTTGAGATAGTTTTCCCATTCACTCAGGGGAAGCTGTTGGATTCCCCCGCCCTCTAGTCCCTGATTAAAAACAATCTCATATCTGCCGTCAACCATTCTGTAATCCCACTCCTTGTCTAAGCCTTGATATGAATTGTCCCTTTGGTCGTACACGGCTTGCAGATTGTCATCTACTCTTTCAAAAGCAGACAATTCTTCGTTGTAATCGTTTAGCTCTGCGTCATTTGTTGCCAAGCTTTGAAGCAACATCATTCCATCCTTTAGTGTCTCATCTTTGAGCTGAGCCTGAGCCTTTGAATAAGAGTCAGTAAACGACTGAATGCGCTTCTCAAGAGCAACAGGGTCGTCTGACTCTAGCAGAGTTGGGGCGCTATTGACAAGATCGGTCCACATCTCCGTTATTACGGGCTGCATACCTAGAGGGACCGTAGTTATATCGTATCCGACTACATTCGACAGCCTCTCCCCTGCTTCTTTTTGTGCTGCTCTTTTTTGCGCGAGAGCTGCCCTTCTTTCTCTTTGCGCTAGCTGTGCCTGAACCTGAAGAGACCCAAGGGTCTTGTCAAAATCAACTGGCGTTGGCCTTGATAGCGGTGTTGTGTAAGCTACAGCCATTACAATACAATTTCACCCTCCTCAACAGCGTCTTTTGGCATGTCAACTTCATCGGGGCCTTGGAACTGAGGTTCGTTTAAGAACGCGAGAAGCTCTACAGCCTTCTTCACTTCTTCTGGAGCGTCAGGATTTTCTTTCAAGAAAGCGAACAGCATGTCCGCTGCCTTCATTGTGCTTTCTGTTTGGTCAGGATTTAGTACTACCTCCTCTCCTGTAAGCTCAGCTTCTTTTTCTCCTGTCTCTTCGTCTACCAAGGCTTTTTTGTTGGTGTCGTGGTCAAACTCACCCCCTGTTCTGTAAATCTGATTGCTCAAGGTGCCGCCTTGCTCGTTTACCCTTGGAGATCCGTCAGCATTAAGGCCACTAGCCAAGTTGTACGCGGCCAGACCCGTGTCAACACCCTCTGCTAGAGACCCGATCATCATGTTTTGAGCGTCGCCTTGAGCGGCAAATCCTAGCCCAGCTGCCGTAACGCCCTCACCTCTAAGCTGAGCGTCTAAGTTCAAGTTCTTTTGCAGGTTGGCTCTTCTAACCTGATCCGTCAAGTTTGCCAGCTGCTGATCGACAGCAGTTTTTTGCTGACCAAGCTGCAAGCTTGTCTCTAAGTTGCTTTGATTCATCTTATCAAGAAGCGGAGAAACACCAGATGCTGCCCGTGTGGGGTCTCCCAAAGATGACGCAATAGCTTGCTGTGATTGAGCCATGCGATTCCTATTGACAAGGCTTTGCAAGTCTTCAAACTGTTGCTTTTGCAAGTCCGCAAGGTCGCGTTGCTCTTGACCAACAGTAAAGTTGGCTTCTCTAATCCTTTTTTCTGCCTTGCGAGCAATCTTTTCGCCCTCCTTCCTTTGCTGTTTGGCTCTTTTGTTTGACGCAATGCCTTGCCCCACATCGGTCAACAGCTTTGTCCCACCTAAAATAAGAGCCAAAGTGATTGGCTCAATAGCCTTTTGCAAATAAGGGAGGTCGGGCCCAAAAACAAAGTAGTGTAAAAAATCGTAGATAGCCTCGATCATGCTACAAATATAGTTATTGTTACTTAGAGTGGTCTAAGCTAGTAGGTTCGTAGTTCAGGTTCAAAGAATACAACTCAAATGGCTGTGCTGGGAAGGTAAAATGCGCCTCTGCATACTGACCACGCATTGTATCTCCGCAGTGCTTGGGGTCGCACAAGGAGAAAACACTGACGATGTCAGAATTTTGAATTAGCTGTCCAAGAGTTCCTACTGATGCCGAGTCAATTTTAACAATCAAACTCTTGGGCTGGTAAGCAGTTTCAAAATCTGTGCCTTCTAAGTCCCGTTCGTTAGCGATTGCAATACTTGTTGAAATATCAGAATATTTGTCCCCGACTGCAATGGAGTTGACGCTTCCCTCTCTAACATAAAAAACGTTTGACGACTCAGTTTTAAACAATATTTTTGTGATGTTGGATTCGCTTTGACCAACACCAACAACAGGCCCTTGTATGGGGAACATGTACAAATTGTCTGTTCCCAACACTAAGAGATCTAACAAAAAGCCAACCCCAAACCCTATAGGTCCAAAGAACCCCATGTACTTCAGGTCTGCTGTGGGTCTAATCCTTGGATCTCTGCCAAGGTGAGCATAGTTGATACCCCCGTAATTCTTTACTAGACCTGCATTGATGTATTCTCTTGATCCTGAGGGGCTAATAAACTCACTGGTGGTGAATGCATTTACTACATTTGCAAAATTGCCGCTGCCCTCCAAGGACATAGACTTGTAAATTTTATTTTCAGAGGGGTTGTTGGCAAAAGACACAGCAACTGTAGAGGGGTAAGCGGTGTCATAGAAAGTATTGGGTAAGCCTTCATTGTGCCTCCAAGCGATAGTGCTATCAGACGTGGTAAGCTTGTTGGAGGAGAAGAATTTTTTATCAATGGTGCTGTAGTTCGAAGCAACGTAATCGTACTTCGAGGTCCACATGTTGTTTTTGTTGCTAAAACCAATTGTCTTTTTCATGACAAGTAGATTAGTTAAGCGTTTCTTCCTCACCCTGAGCATCTATGGCCGCCTGATAAGCAGCTTCTATGTCCCCAACGGCCTCTTGATACAATGGGCCACCAACAAAGTCTTGCAATGTGTTGGTAACAGTAAAATTATTAAAGGGCAGTCTAGCGGGATCAAAAGCTGGATGGCTAAATTGGATATACGTATCTCCAAAGGCCACTGCATTAAGCTGCTCTATGGCCCTTACAACCCCTTTAAGGTAAGAGCCGCCTTCATCAAAGGCGGTCGGTTGACCTGTAAAGTTATGAGACACCCCAAATGGCCCTGATAAAAAGTCAGATGGTTCAAGCCCCCTAAAACCTTCAGCATCTTCTTGCTCAGGAGATGTAAAACCGCTTGTGTATTTTCCGAGGTCGGCGCCCGTATCTTCTGGAGCTGGTAAATCTTCGTAAATCTGACCAAACCAGCGTTGCCATTGCCTGATGGAAGCGTCAGCTGCAATCACACTCGCCCAAAGAACCTCTATCTTGTAACGGTTGTCCCCAACCTCTGGAGCCCTGAGGGCATTACCGATTACAAATTCAACCTGCTCGTTACTAAGGCTATGAAGATTGGCTGCCTGAATGTTGGTGTTGTTAGTCACGCCCTGCAATCCATTTCTAGAAACCCACTGTATAGCAATCTCTGTCAATGCCCCTTTAAGGTTTTTAATTCTGTCAATAAGGCTAGCACTACCCGTGCCAACCTCAGTGTAAGTAGTCATCCCTAGAGCTTGACTAAAGTTGCCAATAAGATTAATAAACTCGTTTTCATCTAAGTTTCCTACGCCATCTAAAGAAATGGGTAGATCAAACTCCTCAAGAACATCGTTTACATCTCCCAAGAAGGTTGTTACTGGACCCCTTAGGGCGTCTATTGCGTCAGTAGTAGAAAACGCTGCCTCAAGATCAGACGAAAACTCATCTTCAATTGTTGGGGTAAGGAATATCTCTTCAAGAGAAATTGCACTATCCCCATCAATGTCAAAAGCGTCTAGAATTTGTTGAGGGGTAGTAAATGATGGATTTACGTTGTCGTTAAACAAATCGGTAACTGCTGACGGCAAAAAAGAGTAAGTGCTGGGCTGTCCAGCTAAATTGTAAAGTGCGTTTAAACCCGAAAAAGCATACAATGCAAGAGCATCTCGCGTTGCTTCAAGGGACGATATGTTGTCTAGCTGAGAGGTAATAACAGTTTCAAACTGATCGTCTTTGTAAACTTGGATGCCAGCCTCAAGATTCAAAGAAACTAAGGTTTCTAAGTCAGTGCTATACTCATCGAGCTTGGATTCAAGCGCAACGAGGCTAGTTTGATAGGCATCGTACAGATCTCCAATCACATTGTCTGCAACACCATTGTAGTTGTCTCCAAACAGCCTTGTCACAGCACCAACTGCCGTGCCTCCAGTTACGTCGCCGCCTTGGCTTGGGCCTCTTGTTTGATTTACGGCGCTAACAAGCTGTCCGATCTGGTTCAACAAATCTAGTTTGTCTTGCAAAAGCTCAGCGGTTCCCCCTTGTTCGGATTCAAGAGCCTCCTCAGCAAGCCCCACTTGAGCGATAAAATCTTGAATAGAGGCTATTCCAGAAGCTGCTGTAACTCCATTCATCTCTGCAACAAAACCATTGGTCTCAGAAACAAAGTTTGGATTTTGTCCAATGGCTGAATCAGGGGGGATGCTGCCATCAGTAAACACACCATATCCAACGGTGTAGTCTGTAAAGTACGATCCGTCTCTTTTTAAATATGAGCCAGCTGCATCTACGTACTGGTCAACAAGATCCTCGGCAGCGTCAATATACAGCTGCAAAAAGTCAGCGTACACTAATGCTGTAAGCTCCGTGTTTGGAGGATATGTAGATGAAAACTCGTTAGCCACAACTGGCACATTGAGGGTTTCGTCTTGATCAAAGCTTTCAAAAAGTTGACCACGAAAACCCTGCATCTGATCAATAGCCTGCTCAATGTTGGCTTTAAGCTGAGCATGAGCGTTGCTAGCTATGATAAGCTGCGCTATAATGACACTTTCGTTCTGCTCAATCGCTGTAACAGCGCTATCGAGCTGTTCCGTTAGTTCACTAATATCGGTATTTGCAGTAAAGATTGCGTCGTCAAGGCTCTCAATTTGATTATTGAGACCACTAACAAAGTCTTGAATTGATGTGCTAAGCCCATCAGGATCTGCAACACTGCCACTCCCAACAACGCCCACGATAGCTTCGCTTAGTGTCTCAACGATACCTCCGAGCGTCTCATTATCCTCTTCAAGGGTTTCAATTTGATCCAAAAAGTCCTGAATAGAAGTGTCGTCTACACCATCATCACCGTCTACAGGTGCGGTGCCATCTGTTCCCGAAGGAGCAATGGGGTCGTCCGTCACAACTTCACCTTCAAACTGATCTATCTCAACGTCGCTGGTAAAAGTCAATGTGGTGGCATTGTACACACTAAGAACATACTCGTCTAGGATAGGATCATAACCGCCCACAACGCGAACCTGCCCTGAGGTGAGGGCAGAGCTAATGGCAGAGCTGAAAAGCTCTCTGAAGTATGACTTCATCCCCATTTCAGAAATCACGGTAACCCCATTTGATGGGTTGAACTTGTACACCTCCTGACTCTCTTTGTTTGCGAAGTACAGACTCTCACCAACCTTGACGACAGACTCAGGATTGGTGCTACACCCGCTATCGCCAGCGTAGAATTTTTGTGTCCCCATAACTTTTTCTGAAGCCACAACAAAGTCTTGACCTGCTAAATCAGAAATGACGCTTCTAGCGATAGGGATAGCACTAATCTTTTTTTCATTCAAAACAAAAAGCGCATCCCCATAGTCTACAATCTTAGAGATTTGACCATGCTTGTTCGGAAAATCTTTGAAGTTGCCTTGAGTTGGGTCAAACGAAGTATACCTAAGAACAGGGTCCGCCAGCCTTTGAACGTCAGAAAAAGTAATCGACGAGTCTCGTCTAATTTCTTTTTGAAAGCGGTTTACAATCTTTACTTTCCCAAAATCATACTGATCGGCCCCTGAAATGGTGTCGGTAAACGTTCTAGTCTCTAAGTAGTAGTCTCTAAATTTTGACTGACTCGAACCAGAGTCTCTGAGTATGTTAAGGAACTTGTTATTGACAGAACTAAAATCAGGCATATTCACAGCAACTCTCCTGAAGTAAACGTCACCGTTATCTAGTACGATCTGGTTGTTTTCATATGCAATAGAGCTGGTGAGGGTATCTCTAATGACGTTGTATTTCTTAGAGATCTCATAGTACACCCTGTTTTCAATAGCCTGACTATCTAGCGGAGTGTAGATTTCAAAAACACACCTGTTGTTCCAAAAGTGAGCTGATGTAGATGACGGAGAGGTTCCGCCAGTTTGAGCTTCTTTCACAAAAGAATATGAAAAGCCAGTGGCCTGAGGGTTATCTCTAAGAACAAGGAACTCACCAACTTTTGATGGAATAGCTGGGGGGTTTTGTTGATTGATTAGAATGTTGTCTTCATCATCAGCAAAGTTTTTGACACCTACAACATCAAACTCGTAAGCTGTAGGGTAGACCCTTGACGAGTTGTCCAAGTAATAAGATATGATGCGCAGCTTGTCGCCCTCTCTGTAGGTGTACAAGTCTTTTGAACCATCTTCATTAACAGCACCAAATGCCTCTGAATAAGAGATATTGCTGTTTTGCAGGTAGTTCAGAGAAACGTAGATATTGCCTGTATCTCCTTCGGCTTCATGCTCTACAAAGGCGCCACCAGATGTGTACTGCATAAAGTCCTCGTAGGTGCTGTTGCCCCCGTATACAATTTGATAGTGCCACGCCCACGATGGTGGAGACCCAGCCAAATTAATCTGCATTCTCACAGGCCCTTTATCGGATGCTTCATCATAGCCTGTGACGTAGTGAGATCCCAAGGAAACTACGTCGCTAGACCTGCCTCTCTGATCATAGAAAACAATGCCAAAATCGTGAGTAGCCTTTGTTTTGAAAGATTTGTTTGAACCTCCCTGACCATACGACGGAATAACAGCAGCATCAAAACTCGTAACGTCAACAATTGTTTTTTGCTCAGAAAAAATTGGATTCTCTGGGGATTGCAAAAAGTCATTAAAAGCTGCTGGGTGAGTTATATCCCCTGTTTTTAGCAGGGGCAGGTTCATGTTGAAATTTTCAAAATTTACTTGAGCACCGCCTGCAAAATCACCTGATACCGAAGAGTTTTCAAGCCAAGAGGCAAAACCCATGGTGATGTTAGAGTGAGTAAGAGATGATTGGTTCAGAGTGCTTTGATTGTACTCAGAGCTGCCACCAACAACACCCTCGCCATCAAGCATCGTGAATGCATACTTGTAATACGAGTATGGGTTATTTTTAACTTCGTTTATGTCATCTTCACTTTCAAAGGGAACCTCTACAGTATTTAAGAGCTCATCAATAAAGTTTTCAAAAGTAAAGATGAGCCTCCCGCCTATAACGTTTGTAAATGTAAACGCTCCAAAGCCACTGGTTGTGACGGCAGCCTGCGTAGGGATCAAGTATCCAAGCCACCGAGAAATCTGTTGCGCGTTACGAGACTGGATGTCAAAACCTAACTCCTGTGCACGAGCAGCATATAGATTTGATGCTGTAAGAGGTATCAAGGCGCCGCTTGACGTACCAATGCCTGCGTCAGCATAATTGACGGCTAGGTTTGGATGGAGAAGGTTTGGCTGATTGTTTGCCTGAGGATTGGTGTCAAACGAAAAAGTTCCGCTACTTAGGATGTCAAAAATTTCTCTTGCGTTGTGCTTAAATAAACCACTGACCCCTTCAAGCGCACCTAACTCAGAAGCAGTCAAAGTGCTAAATCCATTGGGACTGGTCATGTATGTTACATCAAAACACCTCCAACCGTCAAAGATGTTTCCCCAAGAGTAAAGTCCACTATCGACACCAGCGCCAGTAAATGAAGAGGCAAGAGCCGCCGAAATATTGATGAGATTTGTATCAAGGCTTTCCCCCATGGCAACATCAGGGATGCACGTCATATACTGAAAATCTGCAATATCTATGAGGTCAAGAGCAAGAAAGGTGTCGTCGGCCTGACCATACTGCGACAAAGCAAAAAGCGGGGTTACATCACGCAAGCCAACAGTGGGTGTTGCTTTATTGACAATGAAGTACCCACACGGAGGAAGCTGTCGGGCATCGCCTCCGCTGAGAACAGAGTGATCTCCTACCGCAACGACCAGATCAGACCTGTAGTCATTTGAAGTATAAACTCCAATTTTGTCTTTGTTTTGAATGTTCAGGTCAATATTGTAAGTGTGTCTGTTTTCTAATGAAACAATCTCAACCAAAGGAACACTTACGCTAGACCCGCTTACATCCTGCACTTCAAATAGTGAGGAGTTTTCCCCAGTGTTGTTAGACAGCATGTCCTTGATAATCGAGACGAGAGTCTCCTTCCCCATTTCTGCGATCGTTACGAAGGACGCCGAAAACTGACAAGAGCTTCCTTGAAGGATAAATGGGTTTTGTGCTGACGTGCCATACGCCACTCTAAGGGGTGTGATATCCTGCGGTGACAGCGTTGCCCACCGAGGAAAAGCACTGTCTGAACCTGACACAAGGCCAAAGGGACTTGTGGTAATACCCTCTCTTGGTCTGGCTGCAAAAGATGTCTCAAAGCCACCTTGCTTTTGCCCATTGAAAAAAGACCGCCCCACAGGGTCCATCCCAACGTTTTCACCATTATCAAAATCTGCGGTAATAAAAGAGTTTTGCAGATTGTTAGCCATAATATGGCTTTCAGTTCCATCTACCACACTCTCCATTCTCCTAAGCTCTGCACTGCTGTGCATACTGTCGCGAGACTCGTAAAAATGAAAATTGTTTTCAGGAGATAGAGATACGTTGAAAATTACCTGCGTGTTTGCCTCTACAGTGTTCGGCAATTGGCTGCTGTCTACTCTGTATACCGTAACCCTGTTGCGACATTCGTCTGAGTTGAACGATACTGGCTCACCAAAATCATCAAAAACATCTCCAGCATCACCAGCTACGCCTTCGGCGAAGTTTACCTGCCTAATTTCTGGGATTAGCTCAAGGTTGACAGAAATAAAATCTTGTGGACGAGCATCAAAATTATGCTGTATGGTTGCACTAACCTCAGGGACATCAAAGCCCTCAACGTAGTTGGCATAGAACAGCCTGTTGTTGGTAACGTCTTGCGTCCTAGCTTTCTTGGGAACTGAATCAAACTGCTTTTGAGTTTCTGCTTCAGGCAGAACGCTGTAGATCTGATCGTTGTAGAAATCAGACTGAAAGGTTGCGGTCGGGTCGGTTAGTGGCTGCTCGTCAACTACAAACCAACTACCGCTATTTCCAATCCTAGCCAAAACACGCACACGAGCTACCTCGCTGGTAAATGCGTCAGGAGTAATCTGGATAGAGATTACGTTTTCGGCAAAAAAGTTGGGGTTACTTACTGTTCCTTGATTGAGATATGCAGAGGGGATCGCGAGTGTAGAGTACGTGCTCAAAGCGCTTACGTCTCCAGACTTGTAGATGTTTTGATAAGCAAACTGAAACCCTCTTTCGCCCCTGAAGTTGCTGACCTTGCGTGTTGTGTCACTTTGAAACGTCCATACAGGTGGGTCGATCGGCGTGCGAGGACACACAGAAACAAAGTCTAAGAACGTTACACCAGTCCCAGCCTCAGCAACTCTCTGAATATCAATTTTTTTTGGCTCAGTCTTGTTGTCTGTAAAGAACAAAACTGGCTTTAGGTCAGTGGCTCCGACCGCGGTGTCTGAATTAGCCACATATACGATGTTGCCATCAACGAAAGAGTTACCCCTAAAGTTAAAGAGGTCTGAAGCGATAAGTTTTTTGACGCTGTTGGTGGATGTTTCGTAGTAGTAAACCCCACTCTCAGAAGCTGTTGGGCTGTACACGAAGTAGTAAATACGCCCTGCACGATTGTCATTACAGCTTCCAATGACCTTCGAACCCACAGCCAAACTATGGCTATCCCCTGCAGTTACGGCAGTGTTTCCTTTGACGGGCTTCACAACACCGAAGTTTCCGCTGGCTGTTTCTACGCCACCTGCGATCTCCCCGCTATTTTCATCAATGGTGATGTTGACAGCGTCCAACATCTCATCTTTGGCATGAAGCCTAGTGTCTTTGCTGGAGTTGAGCTTTCTTGGAAATACCTTATCAATCATTAGTACTTAGGTGCCTGCTTGTAATTCTTTCTGATCGTCCTCAGGGCTTCATCTCTGTTGAAGTTGCCCATCCGTGCATTCGCTTTGCGACGCTCGTTGTAATACTCCTGTCGAGCCCTAGCCTTTTCATTAGCAGGTACCGTAGACTTTCTTTCGCAAAGCTTGTAATAGATGTATGACCTCAACGCTTCCTCAAGATAGACGTGAACCAAAGGGTTTGAGCTGCGAGCCTCGTCAGCAATGTACTCTATTACAACCTCTGAAATATCGCCAGTGGTGTCGATCTCAAGTCTGTTTTGATCGAGGTTAATTCTGTACTCACCTACACCGTGGCCACCACCAACACCATACAGCCCGCCTACAGTGTTTTCGTAGATGTAATTCCGAAAAACATAAGATTCAAATGGGTCATCATTTGAGATGGTTTCCGCACCAGCCGTTGAAGTCTTGTCGTCCAATCTGTTTTCTACCTCATTTTGAGATAAATACATTGGCCCGTCTTTGTCTTGCACAGGCGTAATTGTGCTGTCCTTCTTTCGCGAATAGTTGATGTTCTTGTTTTGATTCAAGACATATACGATTCCGTCACCATCGACAATCCCAACCTTCAAAAGGTCTACGTAATCGCTGGGCAGGGGCACCGTGCTGTTGGATGCAATCGACGTCTTCAAAGATTTGATGCGCTTGCTGATATCAAACCCAAACTCCCTGATGCCACGAAGAGCGATGTTTCTAAGCATCGCGTCATTTACACTAGAGATGTAGTCGTCTACGTCAACGCCAAGCATAAAGTCATCCATCACCTGCCTTAAGGTGACGTAGTTCATTCCTTCTGTAGAGATATCCTTGTACGCCATGTTTCAGTTATTGTGCATCGCTGCCATACCCAATGAGAACGCCATCTCTAAGGGACACTCCAATCATTTTGCAAATCTCTTTAATGACTTCATCTCTGAACTCTGCGGGGAGATCAAACCCCCTGCAGTTTGGTGGGTTTGGAATAACAATGCCTGCTGTTGTTTCAGCAGAATATGATGGCTGCCTTTTAGTGTCAATGTCTCCAACCCTGATTACTCTTGAGCTCGTCTCAAATCTAGATGTGGGGTTTCTGTAGAAGTTGATGTTCACACTGCCGATAGCAGACGGGAACACTTCAATTTCGTTAGAAATAAGAGCCACTGGAAAAGCGCCAGTAGGAGCAGATAGATTGCTGTTTAGGATGCGACTGATTTTTTCTGAGTTGTAGATTAGGTCTACGTTGGTAACCCCAAACTCACTCGTGTCTGCAAATACTGAAATAATTCTATGAATGTTTTCAGGCTTTCTAAATACAGTCGAATCCTCATAAAATGAAGACGCACCTCTACGAATAGGCTGTAGTGTTTGAGTATCGATGTACTCTGAAAGAAAGTTTTTAGCCTTCAGGTAAAGCGAGTCCTCCCCACCGAGATCTCCTCCAGCTCTTCTTAGTGCCTTACCCTGAAGTGCTGACTCGTAAATCTTTCTGAAGATGGCAGATTGAGCCGAAGGGAGCAGAGAGTTAAACATCTCTGGACTTACAAAACCCTTCTGATCCTTGTTGGCTAAATCACGTACGGCATTGTATACTTCAATGACACTAATCATGAAGCAAATATACAAAAACAAAAGAGGCCCCGAAGGGCCTCTCTCTTACGCTAGCCTCTGTAGCTGCGACTCTAGATTGTCTAGGACAGGAGCGCCCTTGTCCGTAAGGCAAAATCTAGTCATAACATCTATGGGGTCCATGCCTGCTGGAACAGAAACAATTAGCTGATTGCTATCGAACCAGTGCACCCCGCTGCTCTTGGCGCTGATGATTTGATAGTCACACGCCTGTGTCACAATAGCTCTTGTCGATACTTCGGGAGAGTCAAACGCCTCGATGAAACCAGTAGGATTTTTCTTTGCCGTTTGCAGAAGATCGTACCTAATTTCAGACGTTGCTCTGTTGATACTAATGCCGTAGTACAAAGCTATGGGGAGTAATTCTTGAATGTCCTTTTCCCGAACCATCATAATGGCTTCGGATTGAGAAAACTCTTTGGCAAGCTCTTTTTCTGCATCCTTTTTGTCGTCAACCAATCGAAACATGTTGCCTCCATTGGCTTGATTCTCAGGGTGCAGATCCAAGAAGGCCATGAGGTTTGGCTTTTCTTTGGGGACTAGAAGCTTTCCTTCGCGAAAAATAACAGCCTCACGCACAGCCACATCGCTTTGTTCGTCTGCATATACAGAGTTTTCGCGAGGGCAGTATCTAAGATTTCTAATCTTACCAAGATCTTCGTCGTATATCTGAATTTCTTTCTGGCGTAAGATTGTAACCACACCGCCACCACGAATCAACTCGTAAAGCCTATGTTGTGGGGCTTTTTGATTTTGACGGATCACTGGCTTTTTAGTAGTCACCTTAGGTTCAACTACCTCAACCACTTGATTAGAGGCTGGTTTTTTGGGTCGTCCAGCACGACGCTTTGTAGTCTGTTCAGACATGATGAATGTATTTAATTAGAATGAATAGAAGTCAAAAAGGTCTTTAGCAAGGCGTTGAGACTCAAAAGATCCGATGTCTCTTTCGATAACACCAAAACGCGCAAGCTTTCCTTCAAAAGAAAGCGTGGTGTTTTCGCTAACAGTTCCAATGTGGCGGATGGATAAATCTCCGTCAGTAGCCCCGCTTGTAACGATTGGAACGCCTGTGTCTGAAGCTTTACCTATGACGGCAGGAATAGAAAATAACAAGTTTCCATTTGCGTTGTATCCAGAGATGTTAAAATCATCATCTCTTCTAATTACAACAACACAAGGGGTAACCTCATCTAAGCTCACTAACGTGTCTTGAAGAGCTGCATCACCAACCCTTTCGTTATGCTGAATGCCGATTTTGTTGTCAATGTTTGTTTTTATGATCTCACGCGAGTTAGGGAAAACACCAATACCTCCACTGGAGTCACCTGCATCAACCCCATAGATAAGCGGAGCTTGTTTTGTTGTAGCAGAAACGCCATTCGCATACACCATATACATCGTGTAGTCATTATGAACAGTAAGCTCATTAGCTAGCGAGATGTAAGAGCTCGTAAGAAAACTACCCGTGTTTATTGAGTCTTTTATATTGCTACTAATACTGCCAGCTAGCTGAGTCACGTCACCAGTAACGCTTGCAAAGTTAAAAGACGAACCACCCGTACCAGAATTAACCAAAGCAGAGATGTTTCCGCTAGCACCACTAGATAGGGTGCCGTTAAAAACAGCATTTCTAAAGTCTAGATCTAGGATTGGTTTGTTTTCAACTGACCCAAAGTTGATGTCATTGATTGTGTTGGAAGACACAGCAGTGAACGAATTGTCTGTGATAACACTCGCCTTGCCAGTAACCCTGTTGACGGGGTGGGCATGCACAACAGCATTGATGGTGCCTATTTCGTCAGCGTCAAAGATGAGGGCATCGCTAGTTGTGGTCAAACCAGAAAAGTTCGATATGCTTTCAATGGTTGTAAACTCTTCCCCCGCCTCACAACTTATCGTGACGAATGATTTTTGAGTTGACTCCCCCGTGCTCAAATTGCTTTCGTCGTAGGCAGAAACATCATTGTAAAAGATGTTGACCTTGCCCGTGGAAGCAGTCATATACGAAATGGACTTTACTGGCAAAGAAATGATCTCAATGCCAGTCCCGTCATCAGAGAGGCTGGCCCCTGCTGGGGTAACGTCTTTCAATTTAAATATGATGAACTTGTCCATTGCCACAAATATAGACAAAAGAAAAAGGCCCCGCAGGGCCTATTTCAGATATCAGTATCTATTACGCTCCAATGATGTAAGCTACTACCGCGTCAGAAGCAGTTCTTCGGAACAAGATAATTGCAGCTTCGTTGTTGCCAATAGTTTGTCCTGTATCGGCAATAGTGGTGCCCGCAGCCACGGCGACAGTAACTGTTTGGTTACCATCGTTAACTACATAGCACTTAATTGTGTCATTGTCTTTTTCAAGCCCACAAGTGGAAATAATGTTAGCCGCTGTGTCTAACGTTAGAGTTCCACCTCCAGTCACTGAGGTGTAAACCAAAAGCCCCTTATTGATAGTTGCCGCCAAAAGACTTCCGTCTTGAGCGTCAAGATCAACAGCTTCGATTGATTCAATCAAGCCTCCACGCAATTTAGCAGCTCCTCTAGCTTCAAGGGCCCCACCTACAAGTGCCTCTTCAGAGCACTTAACGTTTGTAAACTTTGCCATTATCTAGGGAGAACATCAAAGAACAAGGTGAAAGCAACCTTACCAGCTTGGTCAACAGAAGTCACGTTACCGCAAGTGGCTGTGCAACGAATCTTTCTAGCTACGCTAGAGTAACCGTCAGCAGCTGTTCCAGCAGTAGCGGCAGTAAATGACTTGCTTTCGACGGTGCCTGATGCGGGGATGCAAACGACAACAGTGTCAGCAGCAGGACCTGTGCCAGAAGCATCAAACCCATCTGCATCAATAGCAAACTTATCATCGTCACCAGTAGTACCAACCTTGTACCCCCAGTCGGCATTACCAGTAGAGACACCCGCTTCGACGACATGAGCAATAGCCTTAGTCAAAATGCTGTTGGCTGGCTGCTCAATATCAATCGTTGTTGAATCGTTATCAACAAAAGCATCTACGATAATACCTGACCGAGAAACACTGTTTGACCCCTTATTAAAAATATTTGTAGCCATATCTTTTAGTGTTTACGACTAAGAGAAGGGGCGCTAGGCACCCCCTCTCCTTCGTCAGTTAGTTATTACTTGAGCAATACGTGTTGGTTCGCAGCGCGAGTCACCAAAGCAATCTCAGAGCGGTAGTGGAACACAGCAGTGTCCTTACCAGAGTCTCCGTTATTGTTGTGACCCAAAACGCCACCACCAGTTACCCAGTGCTCCATCTCGCGGCTGTATCCGTTTGCTTCCTTGTAGCACATCTCCAAAGCAGGAGCCTTGATGCCTGTACGAGCGTCAGCGACATTCGTCAAAGGAACCATAGCACCAGCAACACCGCCAGTAGTGACAGCGCCGAGGAGAGTAGGATCATTCAACAGCTTGAAGTCGTGCTTGTGGAAGCTGTATCCACCACGAGTAAAGCTCTTGAAGCCCAACTGTACGGCCATGTCTGCATTGTTTTGGAATGCACCAAACTGAGCAGGCAAACCTCCAGTAACAGAAGTAGCGATACCTGCAGCGAGCATATCGTCGATAGCCAAAGACTGCTTTCTGTTCAAGTACATAGCGTACTCAGAAGGAGCGCCCTGACGGTCGAGCTCGGTAAGGATCAAATCAAACTCTCCAAAAGAATCGAGAGGGTCAGAACCCACGCCAGTAACCTCGATACCGCGAGCGTCAATAGCTGAGAAGTAACCTGTAGATCCAGCGAGCTTCTCTGCATCAGTGCTGTAAGCTCCCTTTGCTGCGCTGCTCAACTGATCGCCGAACAGCATCATAAGTTCACGACGGTCCATGAAGCGCTTGCGAGCTTCCATCTCTCCGTGCATAAACCAGCGGTAGTCACCGTTACCGATATTCACATATCCGATGTTGGTGGCCTGTGAGCCGTTGACTTCATAACGATCCTTTACGATCATGTATGGGTTCTTACGACGCTCGGGAGAGGTCTCGAAGAAGAAGTCTGGCTGGTCGCTACCCTGTGGGTACATGTTACCGAGGTAAACAAACTCTGTATTGTTACCAACGACCAAAGTAGAAGTAGCATCAGTCAAGTGAGCGACGTCAACAGTTCCGCCAGTAGTTGCAGTCTGGTCAGAAGTGATAATGAGTTTGTCACCAGTTGCGGTGCTCATCAAGACATCGTACTTCTGTGGGTTAATGTCAAACACAAAGGTGCCTGTTTTGACACCAGCGGCAAGCGTACCACCAGTGGTAGCCTTGTACAGTCTGTGACGACGCGCCTCCTCGAACCATTCAACTTGGTCGGCAGAGCCGCCGCTGTTGACAGCACCAGTGAGCGTCAAGAATCCAGTGATACCTTGATCACCGTATGTTTTAATCAGAAGGTCTCTGACGTCAGGCTTATTGAAAGAGTCAGTAAGAAAGTCGCCAAGAGCCTTATAGTTTCTGGGATCCAGCGCCAGTGTATTTGGCACTGAGTTGTGTTCCAGAGTTGTTGAAGCAATAGTTGCCATTTTACTTTTAAGTCTTTACCCTTAACCCATCATATATTGTCTGATCTGGGCCATAACAGGGTCTTGATTATCGGTCTTTTGTTCTTGTGGGGTGTTAGCCTGAACATTCGCAGCCTTATCCACCAAGCTTCTCTGACCATCGCTCAGCCCCTTTCTATAGATAGATTGGGCAATGCTGTCGATGTTGTCAATCAGCGCTCTGTGAGATGAAAGGGTGTCAACGTCCCAGCTACCATCATCCCGAATGTATGGATCGAAGTACTCATCAAGACGAGCATTCTTATCCATGAGTTGAGACTTGTAGTTGTCATCAAGGCCAAACGTGAACGATGTATCTTGACCCAGAGAAAACTCTAGACCGTCGATGCCGCTAACAGATTCGCGCATGTTGGCAATCCACTCGTCGTCAACAATAGGTTCAATCTCTTGACTTTGCTTATCTACCTCGGGTGCTCTGTAAGTCTCTCTCAGACCAGAGATTTTCTCCCTTGATTTTGCAGCATCCATCTTAAGCTGAAGCTGTGAAAGCTTAACCTCGTCATCTGTGTACAGGGACGTGTCAAGCTTGTATTTGCTCTTCAAAAGAAGCTCTATTTCTTGAGAGTCCAGATCCTTGTAATCCGTAGCCATGCTTACACGTACAGCCATCATGTCGTCCATCTCGGACGGGTTCAATGATTGGTAGGTAAACCAGTCTTGCGGAGAACGTCCTGTCTCTTGGACGAACTTAGAAATAGCTTCGATTCTTTCATCGAGCGGTGATGCAGGCTCCAACACGGGGGCCAAGTCATCGAAAGAATTGATGTCACGTCCGAGCTTCTCGCTCAGGAACTGCATGACGGCTCCTTCAATTTCTTGGTCGCTGTAGTCCTCACCTGCGACAGCCTGCTCTTGTTCAAGGACAGGCTCTGTATAAGTTTCTTGTTGTGGTTCGGCGGGCGCAGAATCAGCTTCAACGACAGGAGACTCCTGAATAGGAGCCTCTTGTGTTTCTACTGCTGCTGGCTCCTCTACAGGAGCTTGTGGTTCGGGGGGTGCCTCTGCTGGTGCAGCTTCTGACTGAGCCATGCTAGCCTGAAACTCTGCTGCAGAATCAAAGATCTCGAACGTACCGCCTTCTGTTGGGTTGTTATCCTCCATTTAAATTAATTTTTGATTTCATATTACGCGAAGTAGCAAATGATGCCGCCGTCAGCGTCAGCGTCAATGGTTGCTGATTCCCATCTGCCGTAAATCGTAAGACCCTTTGGGAAAACTGTGAGGTTAGAATCTGCAGCAGCATTAATGATCTGACCACCTGAAGCTGCATTACCCTTTTCGTTAGTAGCATCACCAAAAGACTTGCCTGATGTTCCGTTCTCAGGAGAAAGTTCATCAAACGTGGTGTCAGCCAAAAACTGAATAGCAACGATAACCATACCTGTAGGAGGTGTGATCTGAGTGTTGGTGTTTGTAAACGAACACCCAAGCTGGCCAAACAAGGCTTGGTTTGCTGTAGATGGATTTGAAAGATTTGCCATGGGCTTGTTTTTATGCGAGTGTTACTGCTGAACTATCCAAACCAAACACAGCGTATTCAACCATCTGATCAACATCTGTCCCGTACGCCTTCATCGTCTGATCATTCTTTGCAGGGACAAAAGCGAACTCTCCCCCTCCAATTTTCATAACTACTGGGTCGTCAGAGGATGAGTCAGCATACACAAAGATGTACTTCTCTTTTTCAGCAGACATGTTCTTGATGTACAGATATGCATTCTCAAGTTTGTCGCTTGCCTTATAGACGGTGATGGCGTCGCTTCCAGCTGCGGTACCAAGAACCTTGACACGCTGGACATGACCAGAGTCAGCATTGATGGTCATGTTGACTCCGATGCTAATCGGAGACGTCATAACCGTAGAGGTAGAGAGACTAAGTGAGGCTCTTACCGTTCCCATTACGCTTCGTAAATAACCAAGAACTCTACAGTCATAGCTGTAGCAACACTTGGGGTAATTTTAATGTCTTGGTCCCCGTTGAATGGGATGAACATAAAGTCACCAGCGTAAAGTCTACCCAACAACTGAGACTCAATGGTAACAATGAGGTTCTCTGTTGCGGTGGTGCTTGTGTTTCTGACGTACACCTTGTGAGCCTTATCGTCAGAGAAGTCTCCTTTTGCGATAAGCGTCTGAATGCTTGTGGTTGTAAATGTTTTTCTAGCAACGCCAGTTGTCTGGTCAAGACCTGTCACGGTGCCAGCCTTTGTAAGCTGGGTGCTTGTGCTCAAAGAAAGAGCATCGCCAGTCAAATCTCCGCTAGAAAGCGTGAGGGATGCGGTTGTAGTAGCCATAGTTTTTCCGAGTAGTTATTTGTGCAAATATATTACTTTTTCTTTTTGCCTTTGCCTGCTCGAATCTTAGCCGCTTCGCGCTTCCCGAAAGCAGATTTTACTCTAGCCATAGCCCAAGCATGTTGAGATACTTTTGGCCTGTTGCCAGAGCTCATGTAGGCAGCAAGTCCTCTTTTGTAGACTTGCTTTTGAGCGGCGTCGAGGCCCGACATGCCACCCCCCTTTTTTAAAATTTTCATTTCATTCCCAGTTCTTTTCTGGCCATAGCTGCTTGTGCTGGATCTTTCAAGATGGCCTTGAGCATAGCCCCCTTTTCAGCAAAGACCTTACCCCCGTACATAAACATGGGCATGTCTTTCTTTTTCATATTAGCTCCAGCCATAGCTTTAATAACTGGTTTACCGCCCATCATCATGACCTTGGGCTTTTTTTTGTTTGAATGATAAGGCATATTTTATATTTTATCACGTTGTTTCATAAGCTTCTTTAGTCTTGCAGCTACTGCAGGAGGGAAGCCCTTCTTTTTTCTTTTGTCTTTGGTGCCCCTGTGCTTTTTATAGATAGAAGCAATCTCAGACATAAGCTGTTTTCTTTTGCTTACGTCAGAGCTACCGCGTGTGTACTTTGGGTTGAACTTCATCCCTTTCTTCGCTGACTTTGGTTTCTTGCCAGCTTTTTTCATGGCGATAGCAATAGCCGCTTGTTGTGCTGGTGTCTTAGCCATTATCCTTTTGGGTGGTTTACAAGCCTGAACTCAGCTTTCTTTACAGCGCCTGAGTGTGGCTGGTATTCACCCTTCATAAGATAATACCTCCCCTTGTCAAGCATCCAGTGAAAACCATCTGGTGCATCAACCGACTTTTTACCTTTTAAAAACTCAAGCTTGACAGAGCCGCCCTTTTTAACAACCTTCATACCCTTATGTGCTTTGGGTGGTCTTCCTACTTGATCTCCGTATGTACCTTTTCCTTGTGGCATAATTTTACCATTTTGATTTGTTGGCCCAGAAAGCAGCACTCATCTTGCCTTTGGCTATGTTTTTTCTGTGTCTAGCCTTGAAGCTAGCTCTCTTTTTTTTCATGCGGTCGCTTTCGCCTGCCTTTGGCTTACCCGCTGTCTTGGCTCCCTGCTGTCCATAACGAATCAGCTTTACTCTATCTCCCTGCTTGGCAAGGACGATGTGTGATTTCTTGGGATGGCTAGGTGTGCGCTTTGGTTTGTTTACACCAGAAAGCCCATGCTTTTTTAGCATGCGCTTGATTCTGTTTCTCAATCCTTCTTTGCTCACAGCACAAATATAATCATTACGTAAGAGTAAAAGTTATTGACTTTGTGTTGAGACCTGTAGTAGCAGTCATCGTTATCTGAAAGGGGCCTCCCTTGCTGGCTTGAAGTACGTCTCCAAAAGACAGCGTAGTATTTGCTCCGATGCCCACAAGTTTGGTATTCCCAGCCAAGGCTGTTTTATTAGTTGTCCCCAAGGTCATGCTTGTTTTAGCTGTGTTAGCTGTGATGGCACTTGCCTGACTAGACGTAATCCCAGTTTTGGCCTTGTTTAATGCAATCTCAGTTCTGAGGTAATCAAGCTCCTCTTGCATCTTCTGCATTTGATATATAATTGCAGCCTCTGCGCCAAACTCTATTACGTCAAGGTGCTTGCCGTTGTCAAAGTCTGCCTTGATACGTGCTAAGTCATCCCCAGTTTTGTTGTGAATTGACTCGTGTTTTTTTGTGTTTAATGCCATGTTATACTGCTGCTATTGTTACGTAACCACCGTGAATCGCGTGCCCAGAAGTATTGTCAACATTTATAAGTAAATAATTTGTTGTGCTGCTGGTGACATCTGTTATATCAATCTCTGTATTTACGTTCCCCGTACCCTTGCTCACTCCTGTCTTAGAGTCAATTTGCATCTCAAAGACTTCAATAGCATCTAAAGGTTGTCCTATTGGAGCAGTACCATTTACTTTAACATGTGTTGCCTTAAAGCCTGTTGGTATTTCTATAGAAGCGTATGCAGTAAAAGAGGCATTTGATTCTAAAAAAAATTGGTTAGAGCCACTGCCAGTATCATCTATCATAAGGGGCCTACCACCATCATCAGAGATAAAGTCCCTTGGCAGCAGCTTAACTCTTGTCGTTGAACCATGCCAGCCATCAGAACCACTAAGCGCTGCGATGCGATCATTGATGGCTGCTGATGTCATCAGGTGTTCATCAGAGTCTACAAATTCACCAGCTAGATCTATGTCATTAATATCGTGACCTCCAATTCTATAAGAACCGCTACCAACAATGTCTCCTGTTACAGAAAGACCACCGCTTACAGTAGTTACAGATCCTGTCCCATTGGCAATCGTAACATCTACCTCATCTTCAACGTTGCCACTGGCAATAATTAAGCCAGCCTGCAGCTCGCCGTCATGGCTAGCCACCTTCAATGTCATCCTTCCCTCCTCGCTACCAGCGTCAGACTCCGCAATCTCACCAAGAACCTGAGCAAAGGTGTGCTCATCGCCGCCACCGTCAAATCCTTGAAAGCTTATCTTGCCAAGGTCATCTTCGTCCGCTCCAACAGTCCCCTTTGTGAACTGCAACTCAGGGGCTTCAGCATCACTGTTGGTGTTGTTCAATATCAAAATTGGCTTAGCCGAAGTAAAGGAGTCTATGATTAACGTGTTGTTATTAAACGTCAATCCAGACTCAGCCTGAACGGCAGAAGTGCCATTGCCAGTAAGAATAGCGTTTGATGTAAAAGTAGTAGCCCCCGTTCCCCCCTTTGAAACAGGAACTGTATCAGATAGCGTAGACCCAGCCGCAGTTACAGTAATGTTTGCTGTGCCATCAAAAGCTACTCCATTAATAGTTCTCGAAGTTTCGAGTGCTGTAGCTGTTGCAGCATTACCAGTAGTGTTTTGGTTAAGGGTGGGAACATTGTTTGCGTGAATTGTACCAGCCCCGTCAGACGTAAGGTCTACAGGAATGGCGTCAACAACAAGATCAATCGTGCCGTCGCCGTCCTCATAAGTGGCAGAAATTCTTGTTTCTGTATTCCCACTAAACATCGCACCCACAATATCTTGAACTTGCTCTGTGGTAAGCTGTGTGTCAGCTGTCATATCATCGACCACAAGGTCAATGGTGCCATCGGAATCTTCGTAGGTAACAGATATTCTCGTCTCCGTATTGCCGCTAAACATAGCCCCGACGATGTCTTGAACCTGCTCTGAGGTCAATACAGTGTCAGTATCAGTTACGGTGTTGGTGAATGTAATCTTGTCACCAGACCTAGCAATAGACAGGCCAGTACCAGCCTCTAGCACTACGTCATCTGTCGTGCCTTCATTGTCTGTGAGCCTAATTTTCTCTTCGTCAGAGTTGTCTCCGTCAACACATGATATGCCATAGGATTTTCCATCGGCACCAGCTGCACCCGTTGCACCCGTTGCACCCGTTGCGCCTGTAGCCCCCGTGGCACCAGTGTCTCCTTTCGGACCTTTTTCCGTTACAGCAACAGAGCCAACAGGAACACTGTTTACAGTGACAGAAGTAGAGGCTTCAACGTTGACATCTACAGACGTAGAGTCTTGAACCGATACAGTGATCTCGCTCATTATCCTTCGACAGCTTCAGAGATGTCTTCGTTCACAACAAACGAGCCAAACAGAATCGTTCTGTGTGTGTCCAGTCCTCCAGCGGTAGCTGGCTTAATGTACTGGATGTCATAAGAATATTTACCCGATGCGATTGAGCGCATAGTGAGGGCAGATGCTTCGATGGTTGCGTTTCCACTGTCATCGACAGAGACTGGTTCAAAGTTGTTGGTGGCCTTGATGCCAATGTCGCTAGTCCCCAAAATCAAAGAGCCTTTGCCAGTTTGAAACTCGTCAAGGTCTTCTCTTACCTGAACAAGAAATCTGTAATTATCTGTAGACAACGGCAAGGCTGTGCCTGCAGAGTCCTTGAGTGTAACCGTCAGAGAGAAGGTGTCTCCTCTTTTGCATGTAATATCAAGTCGCGTAGACTGATCTAGATTTACTTTACTGGCCATCGCCGAAGCTGTTTACAATTTGAACGGGGGACTCTTCTTCAACCAAAACAGGTCCGCGCTCTTGTCTTTGAGAGATAAGCTTAGACTGCTCTACTGCCTGCTTTTTAACTCGCTTGTCTTTTCTGTCCTCTTTGAGAACCTCAAGCTTTTCTTTAAACTCCTGCTCTTCAGTTCTAAAACCAAGAGTTGCCTGAGCCCTGATAAGCTCTATTTCTTTACGCATCTCATGCTCAAGCTGCATTCGTTGAATCTCAAATTGATTCTTAGCCTGTAACATCTGCATGTCAATCTGAGCCTGAAGCTGAGACTCCTGCTGTTTCATCTGAGCAGATGCAATGGCGGACTGTTGTTGAATCTGAGCTTGTTGCTGAGAGTTCATCATGGCCATCTCTTGCATTTTTTTCATGCGCTTTGCTCTGCGCACTACAAGAAGTCTTTCAGCCTGATTTACGTCTTTCATGTTTCTGATCGCAATCGCATCTTCAATGTCCAGTTCTTTTTGTGAGATGGACATCTGAATGTTTTGCTCCAAGTACATGCGGTCTTTGTCCTCCATCTCTTTCACCACCCTGACGCCAAAGTTGAACATGGGCAAGTCTGAAAAAGAACTGAGGACCCCCATGTTTGCTTCACCGATTGCGTTCTTGTACGCAGAATAAATAACAGATTCTGGTGGAAGGATCTGAAGACATTTTACTACGTCTTCGCAAACCTTCTTATACAGAACCATAGCAGAGTGTGTGATATCGTAGATGGCGTTATTGCCAGCCGCGATGGCATTCTGCTGAACACCGACAAGTGTCTCACCCTTCGGGGTTGTACCGTCCATCATCTCGTTGATGCCCGTGGCGTCACGGATCATTCTGAGGTAGTGGTTGTACAGAGAAACAAGTTCATTAATGTTTCTGATATGATTGTCAATCGTACGAACAGGGGGGTTCTGAAAACCACCCTCTGGGTTTTTGCTTCTGTAATAGAAGACACCCGTTTGCTCGTAGATATCGTGAAGCTCAAGAGGCTGGAGGTCCCCACCCTTTCCAAGCTGTACGTTTTCTAATCCCTCGATGTCAATGATCAAGCCGTCAGGCTTTGCCTTTGCAATAGCTTGCTGAAGCTTGAGATGAGTAATCTGAAGCATATCTGCAAAACCAATGCAGCTGTCAATGAGAGACTTCGGCATCATTCTACGAATGTTTGTTGCAATCGCAGAATAGGAGAGTCTAGCACGAGACAGGTCGTGAACGTTTCTAGGGATGTTTGTTTTCAGGCCATAGTCGATGAGCATGTCACACCCCATGATGTAAATGCCACCATACACTGTAGCAATCTCCATCTTAGACGGAGATCTTTCATACACTGAATTTTTCTTTTCCTTGTACTGAAAGCCTTGGTAAAAGAAATTTCTGTTTCCGTACTTGTTTTCTTTGTCCTCAAAAAACATGCAGTCAACAGACAAGAACTCAAAGTCCAAAATGTCAACCATGTAGTGGTCGTAGTCATTAGGACCCTTGCCCGAAGTGTACTGATATCTTTGCTGGTGCATTCTTGAAGCAGAGTCTTTGCTTCTCTTGGCAATCTTTTCAAAGTCCTCTTCAGAAAGCTCATCCCCAGCTATTCTTTTCAGCTCGGCAATGGTAACGCTACGAATGTTCCCAGCATAAGAAAGGTCATCCATGGAGGGGTCCTCAGTGTAACTGTGGACAAACTTCATGGGGTCTACATACTCCTCTTTGATTCCGTAGTTTGGATCGTTACTTCTTTTCACAACCCCCATCCCGCAAGAAACCAAATCGTTAACTACACGACGAAAGATGTTGTCGTTGAAGTTGTTCCAAGACAGAGTAAGGTTCGTGCCAATCTGAGCAGCAATCTCTGCGTCAGTCTTAACATTTGTGTCCATGAGAATTTCCGCCTCCTCTGGAGTCTCGGGCAATGTTTCTGGATCGTCAGCAATAACGGCACCCCCAGTAACCTCTTTCAGCTTAAGAAGCTTATCTCTGAGGGCAACTTGATTTTTAATCCTGTTTTTCTTTTTCTGCTTTTCAGAAATAGACAGGGGGTCAATCGCCTCTAGGTTTGGATACGGGTCTCTAGAAAGAATTTTGTTTGCAACAATCTTGGCAAACTTCGGAAGGATGGGAACTGGGGTGTAGTCAATATTTACCAAACTGCCATCGGCGTTGTTTGGATCTAGGTTTGTCAGGATCTGTTTGTAAATAGTAGTGTCCTGAGTTCCGTTTGCGTACTCACGGTTGCGGTCAAATGTTTTGTTTCTCTCTTTTAAAATAGAAGAGGTGTTGTCAAGGCTCCCCCATTGCTTTTCAATGGCTTTCGCATATTGCTTGCCGTACGCATAAGAGCTTTTCTCTTGCTGCGAAACCAAGGGGTCTGGAAAGTTGCTTGATCCTTTTGAGTATGATGAGTGCATTACAAGAGACGCATTTTGTGCAAATATAAGAAATTAGCCTATGGGCTTATAGCGGCGAAAAAACTTGGCTTCATGGAAGTTAGACTCCCTCTTTTTAACCTTTGCTTTTTGCGCTGCAAGCAGGCACAAACCAGAACTTATTGAAAGGTCAAACTTGGTTCTGTTGTCAATTTTAAATCCAATCCAATCCTCTAGAGTTCTGTTAAAGTACATCTTCCCATACTCTCCCGTATCTCTATTGATGCCTACATGATCGTGGATGTAAGCTTCAATGGCATGAGCGTGAGCCTGTATAACCTCTTGAGAGTTTGACGGGATACCCTTTGTTTTAACGTTTACCTTGGCGTTAGGTGCAGACAAATGAGAGGGTCTGTTCATTAGGTAACCATCGTAACCCCTTGTCTCAAAGTATCTTGCGATACCGTACTTGTTGTTTTCGATTAACAGTGGGTAACCGTAGAAAACAGCGGCCATCAGACAGTCTTCATAAAAGATTTTGGCCAGAGGCGGACGGGACGCATACTCCAAAACAAACATGCTGGAAGGATGCTCCATATGAAACTTGTTGTACAGGTGTAGCGCTCCCTTCGACCCCCGTCCATCGACGGTGGCATCAAGGTCGTAGGAGTCAACCCCGCCTACCCCCAGCTCTGCATTTGGTGCAATGCGTTTACCCCTTTCTGTTTTGTTTTGGTTTCTTAATTCTGGGGGCGGCATCCAAGCTACACGAAACCTACCATTCGGGTCTGGTTTAAAAACCACCTCGGTATCTTGTTCGCCACCTTTCCAAACAAGATTGCCAACCACAATAGGGTTTGGGAAAAGCTCGTCGTTGTATTGAACTTGCTCATATATCTGGCCGACATTGAACAAACTGCCATCAACACTGTCTCGAAAGGCTTCATCCTCAGTAAAAGGAAACTGACGAGTAACCTCATTAAGCTCGCTGGCATCGTGCTTCAAGCTATCTCTCTCGTTCTTGAGATAGGATCTAGCTCCCATATAGATTTGCTCCCCGTCAATTCCGTCAATGATAGATTCTGGGTCGTCAACAACGGGGCTTCCGAACACATCAAAAAATCCTTCTAGAGAATGGAAGGATGGGATAAACAAGCGATAGAGGCCGCTGCGAGTTCTTCCGTTTGCATTCCTTTCATTTGGATCAGAGTCACGCCAGAGATCCTTGTACTCCTTTCCACCCTTGTCCATGGGGTTGACCGTGCTGCCAACCAAAGCCTTCCCTACAATCTTTCTACCAACAATCAAACAGGTTCGTTGAATACGCCAAGCATCTCGAATGTCTGTTGGCCTCTCCCACTTACCAGCTTCATCGAGATACATTAAGTGGAGCTTCTCTCCGTCGTATGCATTGTTGGTGGTGTTCTTCCAGTTTATGACCGTATTAAGAGCCTCGCCCGTCTGCGTAGTCTTATTGTTCTTCGTGATTCTCTTAGACGGCTCGCGAAAAGCCAGCTCCATGCGCGGATTGGTTGTTCCATCCTGAATAGGTTTAAAGAAGAAGGGGTAGTGTCTAAACATGTAGACCACCTTCTTCATGAATATATTTTCTTGAGCGTCCTTACCAGTCTTAGACTGGATGCCAAGAAGCTTGTCCTTGACTTGTGTCGCTTCATCTAAAAGCACAGACGAGCAGATATTCGTGTACCCGCTTCGTCTGCACTTAGTGTATAGCTGCCCGATACATCGGGGGTCCGCCTCACACGCAGCTAAATGTAAGAAAATATCCCTTTGGAACAAAAGAAAGCTCGGATAACCTATGTCCATCCGAGTCCATTGAAGCATCATGTAGTGCCTCCCTGTAATATATGTAGGCTCACCATTCCGAAAAAACCAAAACCCTTCACGCCGACGCCGAAACTCCTCCTCGATATACGAAGAAAACTTTTCTCGAAACTCCCGTGGCATCTCCCCCCACTCATCCATAGACTTAATCCTAGACAGCTCCTCGGGCATAGAAACCCTCTCCCACATTTGCATGTCCTTTGGTTTTCCATATCCCTGTATTTGTTTCTTGGGAGGGACAGCGGGAAGAACAATGACCAGCCCACCAAGCTCAACAATCTCACCCTGCGTACCCTTGGGGCAAATTGAGATAGCAAGCTCATTATAACCTTTTATTTTTACAAGACCGCTCATCGACCCTGAGAAGCATACGGCTTTTTGTAGTTCTTGGAGTTCTTGTTTTTTGACTGCTTAGTCTTAGCGTGAACGCCCTTACGGCGCACAGTCTTCTTCTTGTAAGTGCTGATTTGAATCTTAGCCATGCTTCAATAAATTGGTACGCGAGGAGGGACTCGAACCCCCAATAACAAACTTAGAAGGTTTGTGCATTATCCAGTTATGCTACTCGCGCTTAATTTTTTCTTCTTTCGTGTGTTTTGATTCGATGGCAGTTTGCACATCTAATCTCACACTTTCTCATTTCTTTTTTGATCGCGCTTATGCTGTGAGGGCGGTGAACCATGTTTGCTATGTTCGCAATCTTTTCACCTTTGACGTGATCAAACTCTAGGACAACAACATTGGATTCACCACAGTCTATGCATCCAAACATTTTCTTTACCCTATTGACAAACTCTCTATTCCATTTTCGTTGTTCTGATTTAGACAACAAAGCTTTGGCTTTGTAATAGTCTTTGTTCTCTTTGTAATGCTTTTTTTGATAAGCTTTATTGTATGCCTTACGAGCCCGAGGGTCTTTGAAAGGCATTTCTAAAAGGAGTTACTTAGAAAATCTTTCTGCGAATCCTCCGCTGTAATCCTTTGCTTGTTCGATAGATCCATTGTTCGTAAGGTCTTTGATCATCTGTTCTAAGCGCTGGCGTTCTACAATTAATTCTTTGCAATCAGTTGCTGTTTGTTTGATAGACTGCAACTCTGCTTTTCGTGCACTCCCGTTGATTTCAGGATCAACAGGCTTCTTGATTTCATCAATCATGTTGTCGATCGCTGTCTCCATGCTTGTCATCAAGCGTTGAGCTGCTTCAATCGTTGTGAACTTCTTCCGTGACAAACCTGATGTATTTAGGTGTTTTATCTCCTACGTAAGAACCGACAACATTGTAGTCTAAAAACTCTACCGCTTCGTCGTGCTCCATGCCTTCTGTCACAAGAATGTCTATCATTTTTTCCAAATCATAAACAGCCACAACGTTTGCACCATATGTGCAACCAACCAAGGCATTGTCAAACCCGTCAGCTGTAAGAGCTTCCTCTTCTGCTAATACTTCCATTAAGCTTTCTTTGTCCATTACATTGAATCGTATTGAGTGATATCTACTTTATAGCTGTCATCCAATCCCTCTAAGTCTATAAGGATGTGACATGCCTTCGTGGCCAAAATGTAATAATCTTTTTCGCTTTGATCTGGAAGTTTGTGTATCATTTTTTCTGTTCGACACACATCGGGTCTGTCATCATATATGGAGCATAGGTTCCCGACAAGGTGGCCGCAACTTCCATCAGCTTTTACAGGTAGCCCATACTGTTCTGCATTTATTTTACCTGCTGCTCTACAACAAGCGCCACACTGAGAGCACAAAAACTGCATCGCTTAGCACTCCACGTATAAAAGATCTTCAACTCTAGTTCTATAATACTCCTCTCCGTCAATCATGAGCCTATAGTCAGCGTTCTTCACAAAACCAACTACGTCGTCTTTTTTCAACCCGAGCTCTTCTAGCCAAGGGGCATCAAAAGCAACAGCCCCCTTTCTAGGCAACTTTTCATCTAGCTCAATAAGATCAATAATATCTGAAACAATTTCCTTTGCTTCTTCAGTAGACTTTAGAAGAGCCCACCCACCAAGGGGAAATACTTCGCCAGTGTCTTGACACTTGTATGCAATAGCTTGACATCCGTGAGTGTAGTCTGGGTCATACTTTACAATGAAGCAATTGTCTTGACCCTCAAGGGGCTGACCACCCCCAATAACAACATGGTGATGAAAATACAGGGTGTCCCCTTCCTTTACACCAGTGTCATATTTAATGGGAGAACAAAGGACAGGGCCTTCGTTTACCCTGTTGTTAAACTCACCCATTTCAAAGCGAGTATCTATGTAAAGATTCAAACCTGAATTTGTGGTGATTGTGTCGTTGATCTGAGTTTTCAGTTCAACAACAAACACATCAATTGTTTTCATAAGTAAATTAATATCCGCCCCCGCCGCGCATTGATCTACGAGAACTAGAAGCTGTTGATTGAATTTTTCTTCCTCTTTGTTGTCTTGCACGAAGCTGATCCTGTAAGGCTGCTATTCGGTTAGCTACCTCTGGGCTATTGGGGGTTAGTCTTTGGTGAGGTGTAGGCTTGTGAGTTGCTCCGACCATAGCCCCCTGTGAGATATGAACGTGATAGCTTCCTGAGTATGGGGAACCATCAGGCAGGTTAAACTCAGATCCGTCAGTTATGAGTCCGTTAATTGTCATTAGAAGTTGCAGTCAAACTCAATGATACATGGCATTTCATCTACAGCTTTCCACAAAACCTGACCCTCTTCGTTTTCTAAGTAAACGAGATATCGTGTCTTTCCGTGGAGATGCTGCTGTCTATCATCAGGAACAATGGCACACACATTGCCAGACCCAGCCTTCATGCCCACATAGTAGGCCATGGCGTTTTTAGGGTCTTTCCCGATAATGATTTTTCTGATAAGTCCCGTCATGTCAATTCAATGAAATACCTAGGCCACCTAACAACTCGTCTAAGTCTGGGCCTTTTTGTTCTTCAAAGGTAGTCACAATGAAAGAAATTACTTCCTCAAGCTCATCTTTGGTTTCGATGCTATACGTGAAGATGGCTTTCATTTCAGACGTCTCTTCGTCAATAGGGTGCAGAAGACCTGTAACCATGCAGTTCATGACTCTGCTTCTGAGGTCGTACTTTTCTATCAGCTCATCCATGGCCACATGAAGTTCTCTTGCTTCCATCAGAAAGCCTTCGTCCATCATATCTTCGTATTTGTCGTCCATGAATTTTAGTTAAATGCCCAAAAGCACCGTTTCAAAAAAGCGACTCTTCCGTGAGTTTTCACCTCTCAATCAAAGGTATGTAAAAAAGAACCACCTTAAAAACTTGAGAAACACCACTCTACAGTTTTGCAAAGCCAGAGACATCTTCGAGAGTGAGCTTCACTTCATGCTTTGGGCCTACGACCTAGAGTTTTGGACGCTGAGATATGCGTCATCGAAGTATGACTACAACAAAAAGAAGCTTGCCGAAAGGCTTGTGTACCCCATGATGAGAGAGGGGTATATCTACAAACACTTCGACAAGCTTACTCCATCACAAACTAGGGAGGATCACTTGTTTCGAGAAGAAACAAAAATGAATTACGCAGTTAGATATGCTCTAACACAAAAGGCTCGGCTGTTGGTTCAAGCCTTTTACAGGAAGTTAGATAAGAGCTCTGAGGTCTTTCTCTAAGCTATTGCCGTCTTCAAGGGTTCCGCCATCGGCAACAACCCTTGCTCTAAAAGCGTCAACAAGCTCATCAGATCTAATCTTGGTGTTGTAAGACGTTGACGATACAGATGCTCCTAATCCAATCATTCTTCTTCAGATTCGGGGAACCACTCTGGGTGCAGCTCCTGACATTTTGCAATATACTCCGCATTGGCACTAGACGATCCAAACGTATGCACCCCCATAGGCATGCACCACACCATCTGATTATCCCAGTCTGCAGATGCCTCGTCTTTCCACAAGACATCGACGTGGTAGTTCTCTGAGTATACAGGGGCTGTAATTTGATTGCCCTCTTCATCATACTCACCTTGTGTTGTTATGATATTACCCAGCCTGACAATAGAATGACCGTGGGTTGGATTGCCTTCGTCGTCAACCCCCAAGGCATTAATCTTTGTTGTAGCAGCAGACTGGCTGCCAAACTCGTATTTTCTAAATATTCTCATGATGTTTCGCTTTCCATTTCTGGATTTGTCAATGCTGAATCAAACAGCTTTAAAGAAAGTATTTTGACTGTAGAGTTGATACCTGACAGTTTTAAGTCATCCCACGTAACATCAAAGTTGCTGTTTGTGAAGTCTCCGTTTGAATCAGTTGCACTACCGCTATCATCTAAAGGGGCCCCATCCATATAAACAGTGAACGCATTAGATGACCTTACCCGCCTAATAGCAATTTTTGGTGCAGATGAAGTTATCGGAACACCTACATTGTTGCCATCAGTGCCAAAGAACACTGCGTGAAGCTGTCTCGCAGCGTCGTTATTTCTATAAATTGCTACTTTTCCAGTGGCCGCACCTCCATTGCTGAGCTGTATTCCAGCTGAACTGCTGTCTCTTGAAACAGATGGGTTGTCAGCGAAATGAACCACAAGAGTAACATCATCACCCTCCATGAAGCTACTCATGTCAACTGAACTAGCGCTTGAGGGGAGTCCTTCTGCTGATCTACTTGCGGCGGTCCCATGAGTAGGGATGTAAGAGGTAGCAAAAGCACCCTCTTCAAATTGAGCTCCATAGACGTGAATACCTTTAGAGCCATCGCCTGTACCGTTTATCCCCGATGCATGCAATCTAAATATTACAGCACTATCACCCGTTGAGATGCAAGTGGCGACCATAATAATTCTATACCAACCATCACCATGGTCTTCAATGCTAGAAGATGTTGTGCCGCCTCCTGCGGTGATTGTACCATTAGTAAGATCTGCAGTTACATTAGCATTACCAAATCGACTGTCACTTACATCTAGCTGAATACCATCAAACTCTGCTGCTTTTGCAAATACACTAAAAGCATATTTAGTTGTGTTAGTTACAGGTAAATTAGAAGCAAGCCTCCATTCTGCACCTGCGGAATCTCCGTCAGCAATAACAAGCTTCGTGGCGTTCTTAACGCCTTCTGGGGACACAGCATCATTAGTTACAGCTGTGACGCCAGAGCTTAGATCTGTCCACGTAGACCCTCCAATGTGTTCTGAATTAAGAATAAGGTTCTGTCTCGTAGGCTCAAGCAAGATATAACCGTTAGAGTTGCTTAAGTAATCTACTCTAGCCTGATCTTCAAGGATACCAGCTTTGACTGCAGCAGATGTAGTGGTAATAACGTCAGTGGCGACAAGACCAGCTTCTAGCTGAGAATCTTGGATGTAGATGAAAGAACCTGTTGGAACGTGGACATCATCATCCCCATCTGAAATATTGATCCTAACGTCCGTAATATTATTGGCGGCACCTTGATGAGTAACAGAAACCCTAAACCAGCCATTGCCAAAAGACTCGATACTTGTTGCAGCGACTGAAGAGGTACTGGATATTACTGATCCATTTCCACTAAGATCAAAGAATGCGAGTGGATTTGGGCTGCCACTTACTATACCAATAAGGCGAATAAAATTTACATTGCCTGCTTTTGCAAAAACGCTATACGTGCATACTCCAGAAACAGAGATGCCAGTTTGTCTAATGCGGGCTTCATTATCTCCATCTTGGGCTCCAGTCATCTTCAACTCCCAAGCATTGCTGCTTCCATCGTAACCTTCTTGGCCGCCAGTAACTGTTACGTTCACTGACGACCATGTGGTATCAAAACTATTAGACTGTAAGATCAGGTTCTCCCTCCCCTTCTCGATAAGGCCATTAGATGCAACCCTTGTAGCTGTGAGGTTAGATCCCCTATCATAAGTAAGCTCACGGGCTACGAACCTGCTAGAGCTATCCCCCTGAGCATAAGCAAGAAACTTGGTGTCTTTCGTTGCGAACTTTCCGTCCCCTATGATAATTGCTGGTTTAGCCATGTTGAGTGTAACTTAATGAATTGACCATCTCGCTGTATGACCCATAGTTTGTATCGGTAAGCACTAAGGCATCAATATTGCTTATTGCCGATGGAAAGTAAATGACACTTTTAATATGATCTGGAGTACCGTCACTAGTGTTAAAAACAATTCTGTTGGCTGTAACAACACCAGAGGCTGTTCCATTAAATAAAGTGTTTCCGTCTACAAAACATTTTACTGATGTTCCATTAATGACAAAGGCGTACTTGACTTCATCGCCTGCGAGCTGAGTACTGCTAACTGGGGAAATGTCAGTTGTAGAAAACGTTCTATTGCTCCCGCCGCCTGCAGAATCTGGATCTAAGAAAAATTGCTTTTGGTCAGAGTTATTTATGAAGTAACCCATCAAAGCATCATTGGATGCGTTTTTCATTCTTGGTCCTCTGTTGCCCGTGCCACCAGTATTAGCTTGAGACACATGAGCAAAGAAAGTGTAGGTAGAAGTGTTGACGCTAGGTATAGATGTCAGATCAGCGATGGTATCAGCGCTCCTCGTAGCAGCAGTCCCGTGAGTAGGGATGTAAGAGGTGCAAAATTTACCTTCCTCTAGCTGGGCACCATAGATATAGATAAACTCATCTCCATCAGCAGCAAATGTAGTTTCATCAAGGTTTTCATTAATGAAAACCTGAAGGGATACACCTGTATTCGTGTTTCCTGCCTCAGTCACAGTGCATAGAAACCACCCATTATTCATCTCTGTGATTGTTGAGGTTCCGTTGCCGTCAACTGAGGTTGTTCCGTTCTGTAAATCAAACCACGCTCTGACTTGGCTTGTTGTGCCATTAAGTCGTAACCTAACAACATTGGTGTTTCCTTTCTTAGCAAAGATGGATGCTGATACAGCACCACTTGCAACAGTAAGGCTTTCGCTGTTTACTTGGTGATTAGTATCTCCTGCAGTGGCAAGGAGCTTCGTAGCGTTTTTAACGCCCTCAGGAGAAATGACATCATTGCTCGTGAGTGTAGCATTACTTGTGGATGCCCATCCTTCAAAGTATTCGCTGTAAGACAACTCATTTTGTCTCTGCGGCTCCAACAACAACGACGGGGCACCACCAGCAAGAGGGTAGTCAAAGCGCGGTTCATCTTCTTTAATGCCAGCTGTGCCTGCAGATCCATTGCTAGAGATAATTTCTGTTGGGACCAGTCCAAGTTCCCACTGGGCATCTTGAATAAAGATACCCCCGTTGTCTGTCCCGCCTCTATTTGGGTCTCCTGTAAACGAATGATTGTTGTCCTCTAAAGCGATATTAAAGTTTATCTGAGTTATGGCTATATCAGCGTTTACAGTCATAGAGCATCTAAAATAACCGTTACCTGCGGGAGTTATCTTTGCTTCAATAACATCGCTTTCTGTCGTTCCTACAGTTCCATTTGCAAGATCAAAATAAGCTTCTTGATTTCCGCTTTGGGTTGTGATTGCAAGAAAAGTATATCCTAATGGTTTTGCATGAATACTTATCGTTTGAACTGCTTGACTATTTACAGAAACTCCTGCCTGAGCGCTTAATAGAACTTTATGAACACCAGTTGCATCACTAGCCCTGATGTATGAGGCGTTGTTCGTTCCGTCGTATCCTTCCTGACCTAGTGAGTTGTGAATGCCAATCACGGAAGACAAACCATTATGACCCCACGTTCCAATATTTTTAGAAAAGTTATTGCTGTATAAGAATTTATTCTCCCTCCCCTTCTCGATCAACCCAGTAGGTCCTACGCGAGTGGCGTCGAGGTTGGCGTCTCTGCTGATGTCAAAGTCTGCAGCTTTTGTTGTAACCTCTTTGATGCTGATATTACTAATCGTTCCTTCGAAATCACTAGAAACACCAAACCCAGCATTTCCGTTGTGAGATCCACCTATATCTTTTGTAAAAGCAAACGTACCATTTTGTCCAACAGAAGGCGTTACTTCATTGCCGCCAAAAAACTGACCCTGTATTGTACCTGCAGAGTGGTTACTTATTGTAAAAGAAATTTTTGCTGACTTATTGTCTAAGTCTGTGATATTCTGAAAAAGATTTATAGAACTGCTTTGACTTCCGTCTACAGTTATTACACCATTGCTAATTGAACCCCCAGTGCCAAGGGTCCAATCTCCATCAGAGCTGCTCAAAAGCTCAGGTCCCGTTACCTCAACAGGCTTTACGCAGAGCGCCTTGCTAAAGTCTTTGTTCTCCACTCCAGCAGCTCCAGAGGCCAAAAAAATGAATGATGCGTCGTCGTATAAAGCCATGTCTTAGAGGGATTTACCAAACATTACTTCGTAATAAACTTTGCCTCTATCATCTCGTAAAGCCTTGAGACACCTTTTACGATTAACCCCATCCCGAACATAAGAGACGTGCACCCAATCAGGATTATCTCCGTCACCAAACTCCCACACCATCTGATCAAACTCCACATTTTCTCGTATCCAGTTGAAGATTTGACTATTTGTACAACCTCCGTATACATCTGCGTCGAGATCAAGTGCTCTTCCCTCCATGTGCTGGCTGCGCTTCGAGCCACCGATAGCAACATTGAGATCAGGCGAACGATACCCGCTCGAAACGAATATAGGGCACTTGAAGCTGTCGCGCAGAGGTTGAAAAATAACGTCTGCAATCGCTCTGAGATTTTCAATAATCCATTCATCATCTGGTGTGTTGTCAATTCCTAGTCTTTTTGCCGTTGTGCTTTTAGTCACCTCAGCAAGAGACAGATTCTTTGAAAGCTTCATAGATTCTGGTTTACGATACAACCATAATTTCTGTCACCACCGTGCCAGAATTAGTGACAGCCTTGATCTCTGAGATGTTTGCTAGCGTCATGCTCTGAGATCCCGTGTCATTGGCGTCCATGCTCGCATTGTTCAAGATGAAACTTTGACCTCCAGAAAGTTTTACGAAGTATTCTTCGTTGGTTCCAAGGATTCTTAAATTCAGATTATTAGCAGTAGCTGTGTGAGAGATGCGCAAGTACTTTACGTTAGCCGCTACGAACGTTCCGCTACCAATAGCGCTGCCAAACTTGACAATGTCTGTTTCTGAGTTGGTGACAGTAACGACTCTGTTGTCTACTTGCGTTACTGAGAGGACGTCTAGGTTCCTCGTACTACCTCTTTCAACTCCGTCGATGGAGAGTTCTTCGGTGATAGTGACTTTTAGTGTTGCCATGCGTCAAAGATAATCAATCAAAAAGTATCTTATTGAGATACCCTCTGGTCTCTTCAGGGATGTAGTTGAACCAAGCCCTAGGGTCACCATAGATGTCTACCCCATCGGCCTTTGCCTTCTCCAAAGCGTCTTTGATTCTACCCTCCCCAGCATTGTAAGACGCATAAATACGTGCAAGTCTGTTTACTTCAGGAATTTTCTTTGGGGGGTCCTTGATCCAGCTCAGCTCAGACAAAGCATTGATCTTTGCGTCACGCATTTTGCGGCTATGGTCTGGGTTAAATGGGTCAAGACCTCGGGGGATCAACCCCCTATCCTCTAAATCTCTTTGTGTGGAGGGCATAATCTGCAACAAACCACGTGCACCAGCAGGAGAGATGGCATTTGGATTTCCAGAACTTTCTGCCATAATCTGTCGCTCTAGTCTATCGGCTTGTTCTGTGGTGTAGTTGCTGGTGTCAGACTGAGCCTGCTTTGCTAGCCTAGCCAATCGAGCATCAAGCCTAGCATACCCTGTGCTTTCTTTCTTTGGGTCCCCTGTAGAACCACCTACTTGATAGTACCTCCTTGACTTTAATGCCCTCATGGCTCAAAGATAGTCAACTAGACACAGCTAACCCATCTCGATAAACATATAAACGATTCTAGTGTGTGAAGGCACACCCTCAGTGTGCTCAAACACACAAATGCCTTGTGTGCTTTTGCAAGACGTCAGCAATCTGTTCTAGAACGATTGAGTTATCAAAGGTATAAACAAAAATCTCAAAAGTCAACCGTCAAGTGAAAGATGAATAACAGCTTCCTAAAGTGCTGACCGCAAGCACTGTAGGTGTTTTCTCTTTTGAAATGTGTTTTTTTAGGTGATCTGGATTCCGTCCAAAAAAAAGCGTGAGTAATAGATATGGTGGGGATTATATGTATGTATACACGTACACATGCGCACACCCAAACGCACATACGCAAGCCCGTACCCCTGCATAATGCGCAGTTGCGCGTAGACTTTCAGCTTTTTGCGCCTAACTCACTGACTACGAATGCGGTGGGGTGGTTGTCTTGTAGCTTTGGTTCACCTCCTTGATTTCACATGCGTGCCGTGGGGTGGTCGGAC